TTTCGAATGGTGGAGGCCGAGGTCGGAATCGAACCGGCGTAGACGGATTTGCAATCCGCGACTAGTTTTCTTTAATTTCAATAACTTAGGCAAAGATCAGTTCCGCACTAAAGCCATACTCCGGCTTCTGAACGCCTTTGTTTTCAAAGCGCACCAACCTAATTGCGGAACTGATTTTCACCCCTTCCCCGGCGTCCTGCCGACCACGATCCGTCCTGGCTCGTCCCTCTCCCACTCCTCTGCAGATTCATACCTCAACAGGCCCATGGCCCAGGCTTCTTCGTGCTCCAGTAGAGCCCACGTCCTGGCTGCCTCGGCAAGCTCCAGCATGTCGGATAGCGTGCCGGCATCAACCTCTCGCCGGCGGCTGGCCGCATAGGCCATTTCGTTAAGCACCGCGGCGCGCCCATCCGGATCGGTGACCATGGCCGAACTGTCGTATAGCTCGTCCAGCCACGGCCTCGGAATGCCCGCCAGGTTACTCAACACGGCACCACCACGACTGCGAGTACAGCACGCCGTCGACCTCTTCGAAGCCTGTGATGTTCATGCCCTGCTGGGCCATGCCGTTAACGCAGGCGTCGTGCAGGCGCGGGATGATGTCGCCGCTTGGGGTTGGGTTGAACACCCACGCCTCAATGCACGGCCGGCCAAGTACCTTGCTGTGCCCGTACTCGATGTGCACGTCTGCACGCAGCGGCTTGATCTTGGCAAGCTTGTCGTTGGGGATGGCAACGCCGCGCTCACGGCGGCGAACAAGGAGGAAGTACATACGGCACCAATACTGTATATCGATACAGTATTTGACCATTCAAACGGAGGGGCAGGCCAGTACCGCCCGGCGGGCTATGCTTCTGGCTCAAGCAGGAGGACCGGACATGTGCGGAAGGTTGAGTCAGTACCGCGGGATCCATGACTTCGTTGAGACGCTGAGCATGCCAGAAGTCTGGCGGAACAACGTCGGTGACCAGGACCTGGGGCGGTACAACGTCGCGCCGACCACGCAGGTCGCCGTGCTCCGGGTAGATGACGCAGGCCCGAGGGCGGACCTGGTGAGATGGGGGTGGCGGCCGCATTGGGCGACCGACCGCGCCGCGCCTATCAACGCCCGTGTCGAGAAGGTGGCGCACGGCCCCTTCTTCAGGGCGATCTGGCCGCATCGAGCGATCACGCCGGTGGATGGCTGGTACGAGTGGGTGGACGAAGGCGGTCCGAAGAAGCAGCCCTACTACATCCGCCGGCGGGATGGGCGCCCTGCCCTGTGCGCCTCAATCGGTCAGTTCGTCGGCAATGAGCACGACGGGTTCGTGATCATCACTGCCGACGCCCAGGGCGGCCTGGTCGATGTGCACGACCGCCGGCCGGTCGTGCTGTCGCCTGATCTGGCGGTTGAATGGATCGCAGCAGGCATGCCCGGCGAGCATGCCGAACAGATGGTGCTGAACATGGGTGAGCCGGCGGAGACCTTCGAGTGGTACCGGGTTGGCACCGCTGTCGGCAATGTGCGAAATCAGGGGCCGGACCTGATCTCTCCAGTCAGTAGCGCATCATAGGACGCCTCGCAAGCCAGGCCAGCTACTCGGGCGCGGTCATACGCTGCCGCCAGCTCTCGATTCGTTTCGACAGACCTGTCGAGCAGGTCGGAGAGCACCATTGCGGCGCGGCGGGCTGCCTCGCCTCGAGCGGCAACGGCGGGATCCTGGCCGGGGCAACCAACGGTGGCAACGAGCTTGCCTGCTTCGTCGTGCAGCCGCTGGCCAGCAGCATCAGCCCCAGCAGCAGCGGTTTCAGCAATGGTGCGTTGTTCCTGTGCATGCTCCCTGACCTCCTCGTGCGCCGCGGCGCGGCGATGTTCTTCCTGGCGTTCTCCGCGCTCGCCCAGCACCTCGGCCAGGCGATCGCCGCTGTCTCGCTGCGCAGATGTCGTTGCTGCCTCGGCGCGCTCCACCGACCGACCGTGTTGGTAGACGAGCCAGTACGACCCGACCACGACCAGCAGCGCAATCACGCGCACGCCCCAGCCGCTCACGCAGCCCCCAGGAACAGATCACGCTCAGCGGCGCGGCGGCGGACCAGGCCCGGCAGAACCTTGCCACCCGCCTTGTTCCACCGCGGGAACTGCTCAGCGGCGGCGGCATAGTCCCCGGCATTGAGCAGGCGCCGCAGCGTGGACGATTCGAGGTTGGCCGAGCCCAGGTTGTAGGTGAAGCTCATCAGGGCGTCCCACTGGTTCTGATTCAGCGGTACCGTGACCAAGCGCTGCACCTCCGGCTCGAACCGCTGCACGTCGTTCAGCAGCATCCGCTCGGCCTGCTCCTTGCTGATCGACATGCCGGCCTTCACACCCCGGGTGGTGCCGTAGCCGATGGTCCAGACGCCGACGGCATCTTGGTACGCCTGCAGGCGCAGGCCCTCGAACGACTTGATAAGGCTCAAGCCGCGTTGCGATGTACGCATTGGGTTTTCTCCAGGCAAAAAAATACCGCCAGGCGGCGGTCGGTGGTGTTCGAGGGACGGCAGGTCGTGCGGCCAGATCAGGCTGGAGGTGTGGGCCATTCGATGGTCTCGGGATAGCCCGCTTGTTCGGGCAGGCGTTTCAGCGCAACCCGGAAGCGCTTCCACTCCTTCAGCAGCGCGACCTCTGCCTCGGTCGCCTCCTCCAGATCGACTGCGTCCTGCAGCGGCGCAATGGCGGCGTCGGCAATCACGCGCGACCTGGCCTCTTCCTCCAGGGCCTGCTGCAGTGGGGCGGCCGGTACCGGCTCTGGCGGCAATGGCACGGGCGCCTCTTCCACCGACACATGCAAGGTGATGCTGTGCAACAGATCCGCCGGCTCACCGTCCTTGGCCACGCTCACCAGCAGCACGTCATCGGCAAAGCTGGTGGCCACCGAGGCGCCAGCGTCCATGTGGTTGATCACATACCCCCAGCCTTCCGGCGGTGGACACATGCCCAACGTGCCGCCCACCAGATACTGGCCGGGGCCAGGGTGCCCGACGGTGATATCAGCCTTGCCGAGCGACGTGATGTCGAGGATTGAGCCATCGCCCTTGATGTTGATTGCTGCTCTTGCCATGGTCAGATCGCCTTCAGTGTGCCGTCAGCGGCTCGGGTGGTATTGCCGGTGTGATAGAGCTCGATCATCGGAGTGGCCTCGCCGTTATACACCGACCACATCTTGATGGTCCCCGTGATACCGGTAAGCCCGTACGGCCAGGCGATCATCAAGCGGTTACCGCCGGTGCCGAATCGGATGGTTTGCTTGTACCAGTAGCCAGTGCCTCCAGTGGGAGCATTCGGCGCGCCTGGGGCATAAAGGACTGGATCAAATCCCTGATCCAAGTCTGTGTACCAATTTTTCGTTGAGGATGAGTTTTGCGCATAGCCAAGAGCTTCGGCGCGCGCCACCTGACCAGGTGTAAATCCAAGATTCGCCACTGCAGCGGTGCCAAGTTCAAGTCCAGCCCTCGCCGCAGCAGCTGTAGCGCCGCCAGTGCCACCTTTTGCGACTGGGACAATCGATTCCGTTGCCACAGTTCCAAGCCCCAGCCCCGAACGAGCATCCGACGCGGTGGTACCCCCGGTGCCACCCTTTGCAACTGGCAAGACGTCATAGTTGCCCGTAGTGCCGAGAGCAGCCAGCTTGTTGCCGTACTGGTTGACGATGGCTCGCAACGCATCGGCCGAGTCCTTGACGTAGCCCTGCATCGGAGCGAGGCCATACCCGCCAGCGGATACGGTAGCCCCTTGGTAAGCCGGCAGGATGCTCAGCACCGTAGCGCTCGCGATGTTGGACACCTCATACCAACGGCCATCAGGCCCTTGGAAGGCATCCCCCACCCTGGCATTCGCGGCGAAGTTAGTGTTCGTGCCGACCACCGATGTTTGGCCGGCCGTGATCGCGACCGTGCCTGATCTGTACCAAGGCATGCAATTTTTCCTTTCAAAGTGGCTTCATTGGGCGGGACGCGAATAGCGTCCGTCCGTTCGCAGTCAATGGGTTGATGCCTGAACCGTTGTCACAGTACATCTGCAAGATCGAACGATTGCTTGGCAGGAAACCGCCGAAGTTGGCGCGAATTGGTTGAGTTGTTGCGCCGATGTTCGTGCATGAAAACAGCGCATTGGCCAGAACATAATCCGCGTAGTTGCCAGTCCATGGCATCTGCTGGCTCGGCGCGTAGTAGTTTGGCCGGGTGATTGGTGTGCCAGTGTTTACGAAGGCTGTACTTGCGGGCTGGCTATTGAGGAGGGACAGGTTCGCAGTGGTGACGAAAGTCCGATTTCCACTGGCGTCACGGACTGACGCACCGTACTCACCTTCCGGGGTATTCGGCGCCATGTAGCTCGCGCAATACCATTTGATCTGCATCGGATATAGCCATACATCACCATGGGTTGGATCGTTCCACGCCTTGACACGGAACCCCGTCCAGTTTCCTGGGCTCCCTATAACGTAGAAGTTTCCCACCATCATGTAATTGGCAGCGTTCAAAAATATCAGCGGCCTTTCATAGGTCGTGATAGGTGACGAAAAGTCTGCCCCACCCCACTGAATTTGCGTACCGCTGCCTGGGCCCTGAAATCCGATATTGAAGTTCCCGCTGTAGCGCACAGTGAGCACTCGGTTTATCGCATCGATCTGCGTCTTAACGTTGTTGTTGAAAGCCCGAATGCCATAACTGCCAGGCGCAGAGAATGGCTCTCCGCCCTGTGACAGGATCATGACTTGCCATTGATTGCTGTATGGCTGCCGCAACTGCAAAGTACCTGTCGAGTACCAAGCCTGCGGCGAAGAAGTATTCTCCCCAAGGTTCTGCAGGGTATCGACCACCACGAACGACTGGGCTTGAATCTCGGGGATCGAAATGTACTGATCGAATGCCCCGTTGCCGGTCACCTGCATCATTTTCAGCGAGCGAATCGGCGTGATCGTGGTGTCTAGCGTAACGGCCCCGGACGCATCCCGCGTCCGGAGCCCATACTGCACAGCCATCAGGTCATCCTCCCCAGAGCCGCGCGCTCGATGTTGTTCAGGTCGTAGACGTAGATGCCGCCGTTGTTGATCAGCGTTGACCCGTTTCCGTCCTGGCCGCGAAGGGTGAAAGTACCGTTCACCATGTTCAGCTCGATCAGTGGCCGACCTTGGGAGTCGACCGCCTGGGACCGAAGCGTCATACCCAGGATGAGCTGCTGAATGAAAGCGGAGTTGATGAATGCGGTGTTGACGTACATCTGCCCGTTCTGGAAAACGAATAGGTTGGCCTCCGGGCCGCTCAGGCCGTTGGCGATGACGACCTGATCGGCAGACATGATGATCTGACCGACGCTTCCGTCACTGCCTTGGACGATGCCCGTGGCCACCTTCTTGCCGTTGACGTTGGTCTCGGTCTTCCAGGAGGAGATCGCAGACACCTTGCCGTCAATGCCGGCAACGACTTCGTCTGTCCTTTGGATCGCCGACTTGGCGTCCCCCACCTGGGCTGTCAAGGTTTCCGTGCTGCGGGCGAGCGCGGTGGTTTCGGTTGTCCGCACCATTTCCTCGCGAACAATCGCCGCCGTTGATGACCACAGCTTAAGTGCTCCAGCGAGTTCGCCCTCGGCGTCATCGTCCCGCGACGAAGCCCGCAGGACCTGAACACTTTCTGCGGTGAAGGTTACCTTGCCGTCGACCTCCTGAATCTTGGCCGTGTTGGTTTGGACTTGCTGAGCCAGGCCGTTGGCAGATTCAACTGACTGGCCAACGTCGATCCATAGCGAGGTGTTCGGCGGGGCATTCGCGCCCGACGGGTCAGCCGGTACTGGCACTTTCGCCTGGTAGATCCGCCCCTCCTCGACGACCATCTGTCCAACTTCATAGGGCTCGTCCTTGTTGTAAGCCTTGAGCCCGTCCAGTGCATCGATCTGCTCCTGCAAGCCATCGATCTCTTCACCAAGCACTGGCCCGATCTGCCCTCGCTCAATCTTCCCTTTGAGCGCCTCGAGCATCGTGCTCACGTCGGTCGAGGTAGAGGCCGATATCTTCAGGTAACCACTTACTCCGTAGGCGTTCTTGGACCTGATGAAGTAGTAGTAGTTGGTGAAGAAGGCCAAGCCGGTGTGAGTCAGGCTCAGGCCCTGCCCCAGGTACTCGGCCTGCGACACTGGCGCCTGCGGATCCAGCGTGTAGAAGTACTCGTAGGTGCCCCCGTTCAGGCCGTGCTGTACGTTGCTGGGTGCCAGGTTGATGCTCTCGATCGTCGATGTCACAACGCAGGCTTCCGGCACAGGGGGGCCATCGATGTTGACGGTAATACTCGCCTCGCCCGAGCGGGCCAGGGGACCAAGCGCGGCCACGCTCATGGTGTAGTTGCCGGACGGCAGGCCAGACAGCGGCAGCTGCAAGGTTGTCTCCGGCACCTGGTGCGCCTGAACGGCTACGCCGGCCTGGCGCACGGTCACAGCGAACCCCGTCACGATCCCGAACGGTCGATCCCAGCTGAGCACGCCCTGAGTGACCTCGGCGGTTTCGTCCTGGGTCCAAGCCAGATTGGTGGGCGAGCCGAGACCGCCGGCGGGCATGTTGATGAAGCCGATCGGGTTGTAGGGCTGACCCACAGCATCATCGAACTGGCCGGCGTCATATTGCTGGACAGCGGCTGTGCATCCCTCGCTGGTGCCCATGCTCCAGTTGGTGACGATGAACTCGCCGAGGATGTTGAGTGAGGGCAGGTTCACCCGTACCACGCGACCCGGGCGGCAGTTGTAGCCCGTCAGGTTGAGAGGGATGCTGATCACCCCGCCCGCGCGACGCCGGCGCAGCTCTATGTTGGCCAAGCGTTGTGCCTGGTATGGATCAGTGACGTAGGAGAACGTCAGCGTTTCTGCGGCCTCACCACCATCAGCAATCACCCACTCGTCGACGCTCACCTCTGGATAATCGGTCTCGGTCCAGGACTGTTTCGTGTCTATGAAGGTGCCGCGGATCGTGTTGATTGCTGCATCGTTGGTAGGCTCAGTGCTGCCAGTGATGGTGCCGATCACCATGTCCTCGGTGATTTCGAAGTCCCACGGCCCGTAGTAAGCGCCGGCCTGGAACATCCAGCGTCCGCCGACGCGGATGACCTTGCCGCCGCACGCGGCCTCCAGCTTCTGCAGGACATTGGTGCGCTGCTCATCGGCACCAATCACGCAACTGCTGCGGTACCGCGGGCTGGTCGTTCCATCTGGGTTTGCCACCGACTCATCACACACGTTGGCCCCGCTGGCGAACGTCTCGAAGACGATCTCGTCATCCGGCACTCCGCACCGATTGCGCAGAAACCACAGAGCATGAAGCGCAGTGTTCTCGGTGTACGCAGCCATGCCGGTGCGCGGATCGTAGATATCGTTACGCCCACGCACGACGAAGCGAACATCCGGGATGCCAGACGGGAATCTCTCGGCGCTGTAGCGCAGCGACAGACGCACGAATGACAGGCCACGACCTATCTGCTCATCCTTCCAGTCAGGGCAGTGAGCCTTGAGGTAAGCGTTCACCTGGGTAGGGTTAACTACCAGTTCATACGCCGCATGATCGGCGTAGGTCGCAATCTCCTCTTCGCCCAGATAGATGTTTTCGATTCCATCAACCGCGCCCTCGCACAGGACATAGACCATGTGCAGCCACTCACCGTCGGCCTCACCGCCTGGCTGCTCCTGTGCCCACACCAGAACGCCGCCTGTGCTGACCTTGCCCAGAATGAAACGCACTGCAGCTTTCGAGGATCGAACAGTCTGTGCCGAAGGCTCATTGTCCCTGAGAGGGGACTTGGTATTCAGCTTCTCCTGCTGCTCGGCGGCATAGAAGGCCAGTCCTGCGCCAATAGCAGCACCGACAGGTCCGCCCGAGATGAAGCCAACAACCGCCCCCACCGCCACTTGGGCGATCTTCTTGACGCCTCCACTCATTACTCGATTCTCCAGGCAGCAATGGGATCGCACACCACTTTGGCTACGCCGTCTTCAGTCGTGGCCCAGAACTCGCCAGCCCAGAAGACCGCCATGGATCTACCGCCGGGAGCGTCATAAATGACAACGTCGCCGCGCTGTATGAAGGCAGGAGCCACCCGCGCAAAGTGAAAGTCCCAGGCAGCCTCAAGGCTTCCGTGATTTTTCTTCAAGGCCCGCTTGGCGCCGGCTTCGGTCTTGTAGGTTCCGCGGTAGACCTGGGCCGGATCTGTACCGCACACGGCCATTGCGCAGTCAGCAGCGAACAGGCAGCAGTCAAATTCTCCCCATGAAAAAGGCCGCTCTCTGGCGGCCTTGATCACGTCGTTGAGACGCACTGTCCAATCTCGATTGCGCATGTCTATTTCTCGTAGTTGAAGGCCGGCGCGTCCTTGCTGGAGCCCCAATAGATCGGCCACTCGGACAGCTGGGCGACGGCGTAGAAGAAGCGGTCGCCCTGGTGGCGGGCACGGTGGTTTTCGTCGGTGAAGCGCTCGGTACCGGTGCGACTCCACTCGGCCATCCGGTCAACGATCGGCACCGTGATCTTGTTGCCGTCCTCGCCATTGCCGGCGTAGGAGAACGTGGCCGCGTCCATGCGCCCTGAGAACAGGATGTCCACGGCGTAATTTCCAGCCTCGTCGAACACCACAAACAGCAGCTTGCCCGAACGCCCACGGCAGCCGCGGATATTCGTCTCGGTGATGATGTAGCTGTCCAGGCCGTTCAAGCTCAGTTCTACGGACATGGGCGAGTTGGAGTTGTCGCTCTCCTGCGACTGGCCAACATCGCCGAACTGTCCCACCCCGAGGTAGGTAATGCCGTCGATCACCAGGTCGCCGGTACCGGTATGGGCGTACACCGGGCCATCCTCGAAGTCGAGTTGGCAGGCGTAGACAGTCATGAATCGTCCAGTGGCAATGATATCGACCACGCTTTGGCTGAAGGGGAATGTCGAGGGCATCAGAAAGCCTCCCTGAACTGATAGCTGCCGCTGGAAACGACCGGGCGCACGACCATGTTCCAGGTGTCCTGGGTCATGCGCATCTCGGAATAGGGGTTGAGGTACTCGATCGCTGCCCCTGGCGTCAGCGTGCGCCGGATCCGCTTGTTGAGCGGGACGACAGCCTGGCCTTGGGCAGTGGCGGTGACCGGCCGTACCACTTCGAACATTTCGCCGGCCACTGTGAGGTAGTCGCCTGGAGCGAACACCTGGACGCCAGGCGGTGCCCCAGAAACCTGCATTGAGCGTGACTGAGCCGTGCCGGTCACCACGGAGAGATTGCCGACGCTATCGGTGCGACGCCGCGTGAGCGCAGGCAGGTTGAAGGTGCCGAACATCCCATCCAGATCACCGAGGAACGCCGAAAGCTGACGCTCCTGCGCCCGGGTGAGCAACCCGAAGGTCAAGGTACACTGCCAGTACGCCCCTGGCTGGCCAACGATCTGCTGAGCGTTGGACAGCGTCGAGGTGAATGCCCGGCTGTTGTTGACTATGCCCCACGTCATTTCAGACACGGGCAGCGATGCCGGCCATGCGAGAGCCATGCAGTACTCCTTGATCTATCGGTTGCGGGCGATGAGCTGACGGGCCGGGCCGTTGGTCTTCAAGTCGCGCAGGACCATGTTGTAGCCGTCCTGCGCACCTTTCTGGGCGGCCTGCTGGATGCGGGCCAGGGTGGCGTCGTCGGCGGTGCCTTGAACGGTGATGTGCTGGACAATCGAAGGAAGGCTGGCGACTGCTGAAGGCGCAGGCGTAGAGCCCTGCGCTGGAGCTCCAGCGGGCTCAACGTATCCGCCACTGGCATACCCCTTCCTGTTGAGCCGGTCGAGGTGGTCGCGCATACCGGGCTGGCTGACGACCTCCTTGCGGACCACGTACTCGCCGCCGTGAACGACGCCCTTCGGCTCGAACTTGCCTCCGTCGCCGGTGTAGCCGCCGGCCGCGAAGCCAGACCGCGAAATCGTCTCGCTGAACCCGGTCATGGTGCCGCTGCCTGCCGCTGCAGCGCCCCCTCCTCCGCCAAAAAGCCCGAGGGCGGAGCCCAAGAAGCCTGCCGCAGCCTGCCTCACCTGAATCCGAATGAGGTCGGCCACCACCTGGTCAGCGAAGTCCTTGAAGGAAAGCTTGCCGGTCTTCACAAAGTCGACCACGGCGTCTTCCATGTTGCCGAAGGCGTTCGAGAACAGGTTGCGAGTCTGTCCCGCCACGTCCCGGGCACTGTCCATGTAGTCCTGGAAGGCGCCGCGGGCGCCGTTGCTCCAGTCGGCCTGGGCCTGGTCGATCTGCGCCCATCCCTCGCGCTGGGCAGCCACGCGCTTCTGGAGGAACTCGCGCTCGATGTCGATCTGCGCCTGCAGGTCCTGCCGCTGCTTCTCGCCCTGGGCGTTGGCCAACTCGGTCTGCAACTGCAGGATGCGGTTGTTGGTGTCCTGCTCGATCCGCAGGCGCTCCTGCATGCGCGTAGCATCCTTCTGCCCCATGCCTACGGCGTCCGCCTGCGCGGCGTACTCCATGCGCTGGGTGGCCAGCTGCCGCTCCATCTGGGCGCGGTACTGCTCGGCCTGGGTCAGGCCCTGGGCGCCCTTGATCGCCGCGGCATAGTTCGTCGAGGCCTGCGCCAGCGCCTTGCCGTACTCCTCCTGACTGATCTTGCCCTTCTTGAGGGCCAGGTCCAGCTGCTGCTGTTCCTTGGTCAGGGCGCGGGCGGCCTGGGATGCTGGGTCGTACTGGGCGTAGAGACGGGCGAAGGTGTTCAACGATTCAGAGAGCCCTTTGCCGGTTGCGGCTTGAGCCTTGGCTGCCTCCGCAGCTGCTTTCTTGGACGCCTTCTCTGCTGCGGCCTTTGCATCCTTTTCCTGGGCGTATTTCAGAAGTAGCTTTTCTTGCTCGGGGAGCAGCTTCCCAAGTTCGCCAGCCTCAATTGCATAACGGACCTTTGCGGCTTCGGTGTTTTCGCCTTCGAGTGCAGCCTGTTTTTTCAGGTTGGCTAGAAGCTTCTCGTACTCAGCATTCACCTTCTTACCGGGATCATCCCCTTTCGGTGACTGGAGAGATGGCTGTGCTGCTGTTTTCTGCATCTGCGCAACTACTGCCCTGACAGATGTGGCTCGGCTCTCCAGCCCGGCAATTTCCTTGTCCAGTTCATCGCGGTTGTAGAGCTTGAACTTGAAGAAAACCGTGTCACTCGAGTCGGTAGAAGACAGCTTTGACCTTGCATTCTGCAGGTCTCGAATTCCAGCCAGAGTTACGCTGAGCTCATTGTTCAGCCCGGCCACTGTCTGCTTGTCGTCCCGGAAGAAATCCAGGAACTCGCCTGAGTTGAACCTGTCCATGGCCTCTGCCATGGATACGATTCCACGAGCCAGACGGGCGCTGGCACCGGTAGCCTCATCAAGCTTCCCGACCGTAGTCACCAGCGAGTTGTTGAATGCCGTTATCGACTGGCTGACCGTGACCTGAAGGCTGCCGCTGAGCTCGTCCACTTTTTCTTTCTGGCTCTGCAGCGCCTTAACGACTGCCTCAGACGTCAGCTTCCCCTCAGCCCCCATGGTGCGCAATTGCCCAATAGAGACGCCGAGACCGCGCGCAATCGCCTGGGCGAGGGCCGGTGTTTGTTCCATTATGCTGTTGAGCTCATCGCCGCGAAGGGTGCCAGAGGCGAGAGCCTGACCAAACTGGACCATGGAGGCCTCAGCGGCCTGGGCGCTGGCGCCACTCAGTGCCACGGTCTTCGATACGGTCTCAGTGACGCTCTCCACGTCAGCAAAACTCAGCCCAAGCTGTCTAGCATTCTGGGCCACTCGCTGATAGACCTCGGCGGTACTTTGCAGGGATTGCCTAGAGTTCTGAGCAACCCTGTAAACGGAATCCTGCGCAAACGCTAATTGCTCAGTTCCTTCGGTAACAAGCCTCAGACGGTTTGTGAGGTTGGTGTACTGCTCCGAATACTGCGCGATCTTCGAAACACTGAAGGCTGCCGCAAATGGCGCGGCCAGCCCTCCCACGGCGCCGAGCAGCTTATCGGTTTCGGCTGCCAGGCCGCCGACCTTTCTTGAGCTTGCATCAGAACGCCGGCCAGCCCCTTCGATAGATGCGCCGGCCTTGTCCATTGCCGGCGCTACACGATTACCCGATGACTCAAGAGACTCGAGCTCTTTTCTCATAGACGCTGCGTCACGCTGCGCGCCGCGTGAGTCAATGGTTACGGCAAGGCGCGATTCTTGAGCCATGCAATATCTCCAGGCATAAAAAAACCCGCGCATGGCGGGTTTATCTTCGTTTGGGCTCAGGTCATTCTTTGACCGGTTCTAGGTCAGACTGGCAGTGTTTGCACTTGATGGCTTCCCTCTGGACCACCTCGGCGCAGAACGGGCACTTTCGATAAAGGGAGGAGGTACCAAACTTCCTGGCGATCTCGATACTCTTCTGCTCGTCCACCCCCAAGGGGTTTGCCAGCCATACAGCGATAAGTCCGATGGCTGGGAAGACAAAGCCAAGGATGAACCAACCCACAGGATTTCTGCCCTTCTGATTTGCGAAATAGGCAGTCACGCCAGCCAACGCCAGCCAGATGATGAACAGTTCCATGAACCCTCCTTGTCGATGCGAGCAATCTACCATTTCACGGCCGGCATGGGTTAGCCTGCGATCCAATCCTAAAAGGAGTAAATCTATGGGCTGGACGCTGAAAGCTGAGGATATCCTGCGCCAATCTAGTGCTCTCGCAGAGGTTGACGGAAAACCTACCAGCTCCTTCGCTGCGCAGAAGAATGACCTGGAGACGATGCTCAGCTGCTGCGATGCAGAGGAGTCTACATATTGGCGTCAGGCGCCAGGCTCGAGAATTAGTGCCGCACCATTTTTCTTCGAGCGCGCAGCCATAATTCTCAGCAAGCGCAAGCAGTACGCAGACGTTGTAACGATATGCAATCGCTGGGTGGCTATTGCCGATGACTACCGAAACCAGCCAATGGTCTTTAATGGATCAGCTGCACAATGCCACTTAGGCCCAAGGGCTCGGGCGATCGAAAAGCAAAGGGCTCGAGCCATTTCGAAGCTGGGATAGGGATCTCAGCTTGAGACTTCTCGATGCGGCCAGCCGCCGCTCGCCGACAAGCGCCATCCGCTCCCCCTCCCATTTGGTCTACCCTTACCCTCCCCAATCACTCACATGAAGGGTGCGAAGATGCCCGACGATGAGAAGCGGAGATTTGCCGAGGCGCTGGAGCACTGGGCGGAAGCTGTGGATGCGATCCGCGCCCGGGATCGGGCCGAGGCCATTGCCCAGGTCGAAGAACTACGGAGCAGGCACCTGATGCGGGCTTTCCACACCAGCGCGCTATGGGAGCACTATGCGTGGAAGCGCCGGGGCCCGGGGTGAGTCCAAGCCGGTCATCGAAGCCAAGCGCCAGCCATCGGGCATTTGTTTTCCCTTCCGCACCACCTCCAAAGCGTATAGTACTCAGTGGTATGGCCCCAGGCGGTGAAGCGCGCCGGGACCAGGGCGGTATCAGCCCGAATTTCAATCAGCGCTGCTGAATTTTTTCGTATCGATAGCGGGTGCGACAAACTCTGGACCATCACCAGCTGCCCGCCACCGCACGTTAGTAAGTCCGTAACGCTCAGCCATAGGACGGCTGACCTTCTTGATCTTGTGCTGACCAAAGCGCGGGATTATACCCACTCCAGCGTCGCAGCTCGCCCAGTGCCACGCCTCAACATTGTCCATCCGTTCAAGTCGGATTATGAAGGTACGGTACTCACCGCGGATCTCATACTCGATCACATACAACTGTTGCCCTGCCATCAAGCCATCTCCTTTCTCAGTCCACGGCTGATGGAGTGCAAACTGAACTAAAAAATTCATTCGGAATTGGCGATCCCTGGGGGTGAAACAGCGGCACCGATTAGCTATACGCTGGCGTGCTAAACCGTGATCTGTCGCAGCAATCATTCGTAGAGGATGGGCACATCATAATGAGCAATTTTGTCATCATTTCCGGCTGCTCAGGCGGAGGCAAATCCACGCTTCTCTCCGAGCTTCAGCGACGCGGATACGCCGTGATCGAAGAGCCGGGGCGGCGCGTCGTGCAAGAGCAAATACATACTGGAGGACAAGCGTTGCCATGGCTCGACATGGAGGCCTTCTTGCGGCGCGCAATCAATGTAGCTCTGGATGACTATGCCAATGCACCAGCCTGCGGTTCTCACTGGGTGTTCTTCGATCGGGGTCTAGTTGATGCAGCTGCGGCCCTTCAAGCGCTGACCGATGAGCCCCTCCTCGACAAACTACGTCAGCAGAATCGCTATCATTCACACGTTTTCCTAACGCCGCCATGGCCCGAAATCTACGTGCAGGACGATGAGCGTCGCCACGACATGACTGTCGCTCTGCGTGAATATGAGCGACTCCAGACAACTTATCCGTCTCTAGGCTATTCGGTATCGCTGGTGCCGAAAGTCAGCGTGGCCGAGCGTGCCGACTTCGTGCTGACTACCTTAGGAAATCGCTGACCAGCAGAATTGGGTATGACAGGTGTGAAAGCCAGATGCAAAAAGCCCAGCGCGGGGCTGGGCTCTTCTTGCAATTAGAGTCTAGCAGTGTGCGACCTTGCGCTTTCTTTCGGCTGTGAAGGCTGTCTGCCTGGCCTTGTCAACGCCCCAAGCCAGCGCAGTAGTCATCGTTTCCCCTGGTCGTGAGTCGAAAGACACTTCATACAAAGTTCGGCCAGATGGCTCATACACCCCGATGAACATCTGCGTGCTGCCCGTGCGCGACAACCTCACCTGGACGTCGATCGACGTTCCGTCATCCAGGGTTTCATCGTGGTCACGATGGTGCAGGCTCGGATCGGCCCAATCCCAGAACACATCTCCTCGCATCCGCATGCCGACCTCCTACGACTTTCGTCTCAATGGTGAATGTCATCCCACCATAGCGCCGTCAACTGATCGCACAAGAAATTGACGTCAAAATACGTCGTAAAACTGACCGCCGGGCCTGATATCTGTACGAGGAGTAATGCTTGTATAGAGTTTGGATAATGCTAGCGGCTGCCCCTGTCCACCCATCCACCCTGGACGGAAAGCCAGTGGAAGGATTGGATCCAGCCGTAGTAGCGTTGTGACCCCATGCGGCAGTCGCATGGCGATCAACCCTCACGAGTACATTTCATGACCGCTGACGCTGAATTCCTTCGCGAAAAGTCCAAGAAAGGACAAAAAAACATCGAGTTCCGGGAGTTGATGGATTCCATCAAGTGTGAAATCAATGATCAAACCCAAGCAGGCTTTTACAGCACCACCTACAAGCTCAGCGACGATAAAGTTGAATTCGCAGACGCGGTAGTTGAGCGCTTTGAAGAAAGCGAAGATCCATGCAAAGTGACCTTCGACGCCGATAAGTCCACGCTTCACATCAGCTGGGAAAAACCAGAAGAGTAACCCTCCAACCATGCCCCGGTCCGTTGCCGAAAAGCCCATGGACTGGGGTCTGCCCAAAAGGAATTCCGATGAAGAACAGTAAGAAGGTCGTCCACGAGTTGAATTCCGCTGTCCAGAAATTCAACCAGACGATGAGGTCCGTCGGCTCCAGCAGGCCAGATGCTCAGGCCGCAGCAGATTGCTTCAATCGACTTGTAGCAGCCATTTCCGACATCGACCAGCGCCTTGTAGAGCTGGAGGAGGCCCACGAGAGCGCCCAGCTATAGGGGAAAGCTAGCTCAGTGCCGCAGTGAATTCGATGGTGACATCTCCGTAACCTTCAACATCTGGAAGAATCCTTTCCAAATGCATTCGGGTCATCTCTCCATGATCGAACGACGGGTCGTTGCCGTACTTTAGACGGAGTGCGGCGATGACCTCCTCGGCACTGAGGATGAACGTATCGATTCGGTGGTGAATGGTGGTTGTGGTCTTGCCCATACCCCTCTCCTGCGGCCTGGCCGCGTCAGTCGTTGCTGTTCTGCTCCGCCCAGTTGGCGCGGAATTCTTCGTCCAAGGCGAACACCACGGCCTCAAGCTCGTCGCGATCGATGGCGGTCGGGTGCCGGGCCAGGTACTCGCTGACCATGCCCGCCGTGATTGGCGCCGGTGCGGCCATCATGCCGACGTACTGCCGGGACCTGCTGATCGCGTTGTACGCGTCGAGCAGATGGTCGGTGACCGGGTCAATCTCCGGGGCCATCGGTACCGCACCTACGCCACTCAGGCGCTCGCGCTTCCACCTCTTTTTCTCGTTGCCCTCGCCCGCCCAGTCACGACCCCATCGGTAGACGGCGAGAGCTTTCCCACCGACTCCTTGATGCGCTCCTCGACGCGGTTGGCGATGTCGACGCCGGTGCGCAGGGCCAGGAAGTAGACGCTGGGCATCTGCTCGATCAGGGCCTTGCCCAGTTCCGGGGTGTAAGCTGCCGGCTCACCCGGGCGCTCGGCCACGTCGACGCCCTCCCAGCCCTTGATCAAGTGGTGCGCCACCAGGTCCATGTAGAGCTCGTCGTCGACCTCGATCTCGGCCTGGGGGATCTGGGCAACGCTGAACTGCTTGGTGCCGACGCCGGCCTGGGAGTCGACTGCTGCCAGGTGCCGGTTGATCAGCGCGCGGTGAGATCGGTACACGGGGTCGGCGGTGGAGCCAACCAGAATCTTGGCGCCTGGGGCGAACTCCACCCAGCGCTGGCCGTGGAGGTCCAGCTCGGGCTTGCGAGCAATGGTGAATCCCATGGTCTTCCTCTGCGGTAAAAGGCCCGACACGCACCGCAGGGCGCGCCGGGCAATGGTTACGCCGTGACGGTGATCGCCGCGGTGCCTTTCTTGGTGCCATCCACGGTGCTGGTGGCGGTGATGGTCGCGCTGCCGACGGCCACACCTGTCACGACACCGGAGGCGCTGACAGTGGCCTTGCTCACATCGGAGCTGGACCAGGTGACTGTCTGGGACGCGCCGACCGGGGCCACGGTGGCGGCCAGGTTGGTGGTCGCTGCCACTGCCACGCTGGCGGTCGATGGAGCCACGGTCACGCCGGTGGGCGCCGGCGGTGCCGGGCGGCGGGTGATGGTCGGCGACACGCGGCGGGCGGTGTAGGTCAACTCCACCTGGATGATGTCGGTGGCTCCGCCATCCGGCCAGGACCCGCTGATCTCCATCTCCGGGATCAGGAAGTCGTAGGCGCCATCGGCATTGCCCAGCGTGAACTCGAAGCTGATCGCGTCGCCGGTCTGCTGCTTCTTCCACAGCTCGTAGGCCGTCTTGGCCCAGCTCAGGGTGATGCTGCCCGACGGCGTGAAGGTGGTCGGGATGATGTTGCCGGCGAAGGGGTTGCCGTTGCCAATGCAGCGCTGGGTCTGCACCGCGTTGTCGAACTGCAGGTTGAAGGTGTCGACGCAGACGTTGTTGTCGCCGACCTGAATCCCGTTGAGCTTGAGGCCAGAGACATCCTTGAAGCCGTAGCGGCGCTGGAAGGCCTCGGCCACCGGAGTGAGGATGAAGTTGGTGTCGTCGGCCTTGTCCTGCCAGCCGGTCGCGGCGAAGGTGGTGGTCACCTCGATCTCGCCGTCGTTCGGCACCTGGATGTTCATGGTGGCGACCTGGGCGCCGGTGGCCTTGCCGGCGATGCCGACGTCCGCGGCGTAGTAGCCCAGGCTGAAGCTGATGCGGTCGTTCCCCATGGTCAGGACGTTGTTGTCCCAGTCCTTGCCGAAGCAGGAGGCCATGAACTCGTCTAGTGCGCCGAAGCGCATCTTCGTACCGACATCGCCGGCTACGTCCACGGTGGTCTGCGCGGTGCCCTGCGACATCCGGTCTTCGCCGATCTCGTTGTTCTCGGCGGTGTTGTAGGTGGGCCCGACACCGAAGCTGGTACGCGTCAGCACGTTCCAGGGGCCCGGCGGGGTGGTGCCTGGCGTGACTTCACGAATCCAGGCGGTTGCAACCTTGGCACCACTCGACATGGCGTGTTTCTCCTATCAATAGGCGTAAAAAAACCGCCATGTGGCGGGTTGGTTGTGGTGTGCTCAGCGGCGGTAGAGCATGCCGCCAGGTCTGGTTTCCTTGCGGATTACCTCGCGAACAGCGTCGTGCAGGCTGCTCTCCTTCGCGTCGATCTCATCCCGCAGCGACGAGGCCATGGCTGACCGACCAACTGTCTCGCAGATAAAATCGAGCACAGCCCCAGCCCCTTTTGCTCGCGCCTTCTCGAACTCGCTTACGCCGAGGCCAATGCCGGCGGCCACGTACTGACCGTTACTGTTCTGCTCGAGCCTTATCGACCAGCGCGCTGGGTCAACGATCTGCTGGCAGCTGATGTCTTGCTCGGGATTGCCTGCCTCTGGGTGCGAATTTCGAAGGGTGATCGACCCGCCACCCAGGTCCATCTCGATCAGGGGCTTACCCGCCGAATCGACAGCCTTGGATGTGATTTTCGCGCTCACGGCGACCTGTCTGACCAGGCCTTCGTTGATGAAGATGACCCCGTCAACCACGATGAACGGCTTATCTGGGCTTTGCATTGATGCTCCTGATCGGCCTCAGTAGGCCCGGTATGGAATGGACAGGTTGACCTGGTACCAGCCGTGGCCGTCATCGCCGATGGTGCTGGCAGAGGCCGCATAGCACTCGAATGGACCGGTCGGGTCGCTGTAGAACTGGAAGTGCTGCACCAGCGTGTCAGCGGCCTTGGTGATGGCAAGGGTACCCTTGTAGCTGGGCACGAACAGCTGAATCATGATGATGCCGGTACGGCGCACGCACGGGCCGATGCCGACCTCGGGCGCGCTGGACAGCCCTGGCACATCCGCCAGCCTGGCCCAGATCGGCTTGCCGGCCGGGTCGAATGGCGCGCTGTTATTCGGGTAGTCCACTGCTCCAGCCGGAATACCGGCCCACTGCTGCATGCGGCCGATCACGATGCCGCGGATCTGTTCGAAGGTCATGAGCTGTAGGCCTGGGAAACACCGTTGAACGACACCGCATAGACGCCGCCGGGCGCCTGCTTCGAATGGCCGTCCTCCAGCGCGGTGGCGTATGGAAGGTTGTTCTGGATATAGACCTGCGTGTACGGCTCCAGGCCGCTCATCGCGGATAGGCCGCGCTGGATGGTCTCAGACCCCGATGGATCGAGGTTCTCGCTGCTGGCATACACTGGCGCGCCCACGCTCACGATGTTGTTACCCCGGAATCGGCCGGTATCGACCGGCGACCGCAGCACGATCTCGTTAAGCATGGCCAGAGCGATGACCCGTACGCGCTGGGTAAGCTCCTCCTCAACCACGCCCGCGAACAGGCTCGGCGGTGTGCTCCACCCTCTTCCGTTGGCCATGGTCACTTCCTCAGCTGGATTTCGTAGTGCGCCGACGCTGGGTCCACGCCTGGGCTGACGATGCGGTATACGGCTGGCTGCCCTGTGATCAGGTCGGTGACCGTGATCTGGTGCCCGACCGCCGGCTTGTCCGTGACTTCGTTGGCCAGGCAAATCAGCAGCAGGTCGCCAACTAGGATGTTCAGGCCGTCGATGCGCCGGCTGTCGTAGCTGTCGAGTACGCCGCGCCCGGTGTACGTCACCGGCTGCGCCGTTGTCGTCTCGTTGATCGGGTCCCACACGCCAGGCCCCATGTAGGTTCCGGTAAACGTCGACACCGCGTCGGCCAGGTCTTCATCGAAGGCCCCGGCCAGGTCTACCTGGATTTCGTCGCGGAGGCCCATGGCTACCCCCTTTTCACAGCAAAGGCGAACGGATTGCTGCGCCAGGGCGTCAGCAGGGCCAGTGCCAGCTGCACACAGGCTGGCTGGGCGACAGTGCTGGTCTTGTCGATCGAGCCGAAGGTCTTACTGGTCGATACCGACCCGGCCTTGACCGTCTTCGCCTCGAGCGAGCCCTCGGTCTGCTGCTGGTACAGCTTGCCCTGCGAGGCGCATTTTGCCAGCCTGGCGCCAGCCTGCTTTACATCGTCAGGGATGTTGTCCATGTCGATGCCGACCAGGTTGAGCGCGGTCAGATAGGCATTTGCCTCGAAGACCGCATCGTCCTTCAGCTCTGGAGCTGCCCAGTCAGGCCCGAGGATGGCGTCTACGTCGGCCACAGTGATGTAGGTAGCCATCAGGCCTCCGCTTAAATGAGTGGGGCCAAGGCCCCGGGATTACTGCTGGCCGAGTTCGGCTACCTGCTTCTGCAGCGACTCTTTCGAGGCGTTGGAGCGGTAGGAGACATTCGCGGCGTCGAGCTTGGCCTTCAGCGCCTCGACCTCGGGGTCAGCGTTTGCTGCCTTGAGGGATTCGATTTGCTTGAGCAGTTCGGCATTCTTCTTCAGCAACTCTGCCTTCTCCTGCTCCAGGCCTGCGACCTTCTGCACTTCGCCGTCGCGCTCACGCTGCAGGCTGGAAATGCCAGCATTCACCGCCTCCAGCACCTCGAACAGGCGCGACGCGGTTTCGCCCAGGTCACCAGAAGGTCGCTCCAAGCTCTGGCCCGCGAACGATTCGACGATCACGCCGATGGAGCCGAGCTCAGCGGTCAAGCGATCGACAACGTCCGGGCTCAAACTGCCGGCCTCAACGACTACCGCCAGGGCCTGCAGCTCGGGGCGAATGGTTACCTCGGGAACGTCTTTGGCAGCGCCTTTGCGACCCTCCGCCACATTGGCGTCGACAATGACCAGCCCGTGTTCCCGGGCGAGTTCCTTGACGTTCTCCTGGTACTGGTGGAACGGCCCAGGCAGGTACCAGATGTTGTTTCTACTCATGCGCTTGTCCTCAGCAGGCTAAGCCATCGGCCCAGCCCGCCATCAGGGTTACTTGGAAGCGTCACCGATCAGAGCAACACCGGCGGTGTGCTTGATGCTGGTGGCGGTCTTGTCCCAGTTGGTGCCGGTGGCGATCTCGGCATCGGTCGGGGATTTGCCGCCGTTGGTTTGATCCCAGGTGTAGCCCTTGAGGCCCAGGCCGAAGTCGTAGTCCACCTGCAGGGTGGTCTCGATGCGCTCCTTGCCGTTGGTGGTCGACACGTTGCTGACCATGTTGCGGCCGTCGTGCACCAGTGCGGCGCCCTGAACCAGGGAAAGGATGATTTCCTTGTTCGGGGTGCCCGCCTGCATCAGTGCCGGGGCATCGGTGACCACCGAGACCTTGCCCAGGATGTCAACAACGCGGACGTTGCCAGCCTGGAACAGCTGCTCGGAGTTGGTCAGGGCCTGGCCGATCAGCTTGTGGTAGGTGGTGCCCTGCATCACCTGGGTTACCAGGTTCTGGCTGGCGTCACCGAACTTGGCGTGGGCGTTGTTGAGACCGACCTGAGTGATGCCAGCGGTTGCCGAGACATCGTTTACGGCAGCGGCCTGGGCAGTGATCGCAGCAACCAGCGCAGCGATGGCGGTGTTCAGCTGGTCCTTCAGCAGGATCTCAGCGAACGCCCGGGATGCCACCTCGACGCCTTGAGCGGTTGGGCGCTCCAGCCAGGTCATCTGCGACGGCTCGTAGCGAACCGGGCCGAAGCCGCCGGCCACCTTCACCGAGGTGTTTTTCAGCTCGGTCAGGTCGGTGATCGGAGCAGCGCCGTTGGCTGCGTAGCGATCGACGCGGCGTTGGGCTGCGGCCAGGGTCTGGAAGAACGACTCTTGGAGGAAGTCGCCGGTGAACCCGTCCGGGGACAGCACGATGGCGCCGCGGCTGGCGGCGTTGAACGCAACGAGCATCTGATCCAGCGTCTCGATGGTCGCCGGCATGATGTACTCGTTGAAAACCTGCATTTGCGACAGGGACATAGGTGTTTTTCCTTACGATTGAGGGAGGTCTGGGAACCGGCTGGCGATGGCCGCCGTGCGTTCCGCTTTGTTACCGCCGAAATTGCCTTTTGCGGCCCCGCCGCCCTTTCCAGCACCCCCGGCCCCGCCGCCAGATGCCTTGCTGCCAGCGATCAGCGGGCCAAAGGCCGGATCGTTGGTGAATTCTGCTTTCAGCTCGTCCAGCGTTGCCGCCGAGAGCTTGCCGGCGGCGTCCAGCACCACAACGGTTGGTTTACCGTCGCGCTGCTCGACGCTCAGCCGGCGTTCGATATGAGGAAGCAATGCCTTGGCGCTGCCTGGCACGGCCAGAGCAGTCGCGATCTCGGTAGCGGTGCGGCCCACGGTCAGATCCCGGATCTGGCCTTGCAGGGTGGCGCGCTCGCTTTCGAGGGTGCCGGTCAGCTCAGCTTCGCGGCGGTTGTACTTCTCGGACCAGGACTTTTCGAGCTCCTCGACGTTGCCCGACTTGCGGGCTGCCTCCTCGGCCTCGGCGCGCGCCTTTTCTTCGGCCTCGCGACGGGCTTTCTCGGCGGCCTTCTTCTCGCCCAGGAGTTCCTCCACCTTGGCCTTCAGGCCGGTGACATCCTCCTGCTGCGGCAGCCCATCGATGCCCAGGACGAACTTGCCGTCCTTCTCGACGTACAGGGCTGCTACCGATTCTTCGACGCCTTCGAGGCTGTCCAGTTGGAATTTCAAGGTCATTGCTGTCTCCCAGAGACGTTGAGCAGGCCCTGCCTGCGGGTACAAAAAAGCCCCGGCTCAGCCAGGGCTTGGAAATTGCGCGCCACGAAAAGGAGGCGCTGTGTTTTGTGGCGCTGATCAGTTCAGACCGGCCCGCTCGAAAGCCATCGGCTCACGCTCGCGCAGCTGCTTGAGGGTCAGGGTCCGGCCGTCATCGTCCACAAACCGGTCGATGGTGAGCTCGCCCTTGCTGAACAGCTTGTAGCGAGCCGGGCCGAGCACATCCTCTTGGAACGCTGCCGGCTGGCGTGCGAGCCATTCACCGTAGGTAGTCTTGCTGCTGACCAGTTCGGCGCCATCAGGACCAACCGCTGGGCGAGTCGAGCCGGGTATGTCCCGGGCAAACTCGTCCTTGAGCACCGGTATTTCGGTGGTCCGGCAATTCCAGTGGAATGGTGGCGACGGCGCTGTCATGGGCACCACAGTGCCGTCCAGCGCCCGGCACAGCGGCGTGGTCCTGCCGTCCAGCGTGGCGACCCGGCGCTTACCCTTCAGGATGTCGTCGTTGTCGGCCATGACTTGCGACCTCGCCGAACTGGCGATGTGGTTGGTCATGGTACGCACCAGCGCCCCGGCCTGGTCGCGCTGCTGCACGCCAAGCGATGTGAGCCGGCGGCTGATCTGGTCAGTCGTCTCGCCCAGCGCCGACCCCATGCGAATCTCGCTGATGATCTCGGCGCTCTTCTTGGTGCCGTACTGGTCGAGCGCGCCGGCGATGCTGATGCGCTGCCGGCCCTTGCCGACCTCAAGGTCGAGCGGATCGGCCAGCGCTGCAGCTGCCACCTGCTCGATGCTGGGCTTGCTCAGCTGCACCACCGTCTTCACGACCTTGCCCAGCAGGGTCATGTTGAACTCGGCTTCATACCCGGCGAATTCCGTCAGGTTGAGCACGGCCTGCTGCTTCATCTCGCCGTACACGCTCGCCAGCTCGCCCTGCAGCTCCTGAATCTGCTTCTCGTACCTTTGGGTTCCGTAACGGCTCAATCCCTCTGATACGCGCGATTTGGCGGCGATGATGGCCTTCGTGATGAATTTGGCCAGGCGCTTGAGGCTACCGCCGGCGTAGCGCTGCACGTGCACCTGGTGGCGAGTCGCTGCGTCCGACAGGTAGCCATCACTGCTCATCTGCGCCATCTCCGGTGTCGTTGCCGGTCACCGGCGGCTGCTCGGCCAGTTCATCGTCGATCAGCTCGTCGGTGCGGTCGGCCTCAAGCACACCGCCCTGGCGCAGGTTGGTGCGCAGGTCGGACTTCGCGATGATGCCCTGCTGCCAGAGCTGGACTTGAGCCAGGATGTCCTGGGCAGTCATGGTCTCGTCGAAGAACGACTGGTTGAGCCAGAAGACCGTCCCAGCCTCGTCCGGCTCGCCCATCATGAAGCGCTCAGCATCGAGGATGGCCCGTTTCAGGGCCTCGGACACGTTGCCCGCGATAGTGCCCAGCACGCTGTTGTCCGAGCTGTAGCGGATGCGCACGGCCTCGGCCGTCTCGGCTCCGCCCGCCTTCTGCACGATGCGGGCGCCGATCATCAGCATCTGTTCTTCCTTGTCCTTCAGCAGCGTGCGGGCCAGCTGACTCTCGGTTGCCTGGACAAGGGTCGCGGTTCCGCTCTTGCCCAGGTTGTAACCCCGGGTCGATCCGATGTGCATCCCGTTCGGATTCACCTTGGCGAACTCGTCAGCGCTGATGTCGGTGGTGATGAACAGGGTGGGCTGGCTGCTGATGAAGCCGCTCTCCTCCACCGTGGCGCTGTTGCCGTAGTGGAGGATGTTCACATCAGCCAGATCTTCCAGTGGCGACTTGTCGATGCTGGCGTCGTTGTCCTCGGCCCCGTAGAAGCTGAACAGGATGTGGTCGAATGGCTGGCCATTCTTGTCGAGCGGCTGGGTTTCCGTGTAGGTCTTGCCGTCCTTTCCGTAGACGCGCTGGACGTACTTGCCGTCAATCAGCAGCAAAACCCGGTACTGGGTGTCCTTGGTGCGATCGAGGTTTTCCTGGCTGAATTCGGACACGCATTCAAGCAGGCAGACGTAGACCAGGCGCAAGACGCCATCAATGACCTGCTCTTCCCAGTCGATGATCGAGGTTGCGCCGTAATGGTGGATCAGCGCTCGCCGGCCCTGCATATCGGCCATGGAGGACACACCCTCAACTGGCGGGAAGTCCACCAGGAAACCGCCACGCCCGGTGTCCAGGCACTCGCCCACAGAGCGCTTGGAAAGCTGCTCCAGGCTCGTGCCGTCGCCGCTGGCGTTCTCCTTCAGGTACTCCACGCCGGCGGGCAGCTGCAGCTCGGCTGTCTTGCGGAAAACTGCTCCCAGCAGGCCAGTGCGCGTGCGCCCGGTGACGTTGAGGAACATCGCCCGCTTCTTGTACTGCTTGTACCGCGCCAGGTTTTCCGAAGACTTGTTCTCCGGGTCAGGCATCGGCAGATATTCGTCGTGCTTGCGCACCTCGCGGGCGCCGGCCACGCAGCGTTTGACCAGCTGCCAGCCGGGCAAGGCCTCCGAGTACTCTGCCCGGGGAATGAAGTTCGGCATGGGTGGCCTCAGAAAGTGAACGTGATAGGTACGTGCTTGACCACGGAGCGCTTGGTCTTGGCCACGGCGAAGTAACGGAAGGCGTCGGACGGGTGAGATGACCAGTCGTGTAAGGGCTTGTCTTTCCAGCAGCCGCGCTTGTCGTCCCACTCCTTGCGGTAGCTCTCCAGGGCAGTGATACCCTCCTCGCACTTGGCCTCGTCGAAGGCGCAGTTAGGGAGGATTTCCCGGGCCTGCTCGATGCCTTCGTCTACGCCGAGCTTCGGCACCACCTGGAAGGTCAGCGAATAGCGCTGTCCGTCTATCTCGTAGCCCTCTCGCGCGAGTTCACGCCGAGTCTTGCCGTCGCTACCAAATTCTCGGTTGTCGATGTCATGGGGGCCCCAGTGCTCGCCGTAGGTGTAGCCGCGATCCTTGAGCACCTTCATGTAGTGCCGTAGGCCTTCGCCGCTGTTCTGGTAGAAGTCGACGATGTGGTACTCCTCGCCGACGATCCTGACGAACCAGATGGCCGTGGAGTCGCCCACGCCGATGTCCCAGAACGTGTGCACCGGCAGGTGACTGTTGTCTGGTAGCTTGCCTATCCGCTGGGCGGCGTAGAGCTTGGTGAACTGCTTGGCGTAGTAGGCGCCTTCGATAGTCTGCTGGAATGCCTCGGCAGGTATCGACGGGTATTCCCGCTTCATGTCGTCGCCGAGGGTCTTTTCCTTGGCGGCGTACCAGGCGCGCTGGCCTGGGTTGGTGACGATCCCGTGCTTGGCGGCCAGGTCATCGAAATACTTGGTGAGTCGGTCCGGAATCAGGACGTCGGTCGGATCCAACCAGTAGAGCGGGTTCCGCCACCAGCTGAAGAAAAAGAACTTCCAGTCAAGCAGGCCCAGGGGCACGCCGGCCAGCTGCTGCTTCTCGGCAGACTGGCTGTAGTCGAAGAAATACCCGGCCCGGCCTTCTGCCGTCGATTCGATGGTGACGAAACACTCAGCGGCCACGGCCTCGAACGCACCCGTGACAATCTCCCGCGCCTTGTGCGGGAATTTGGCGCAGATCTTCCCGAATTCGGAAACGTGCAGGTATCGCAGCGTGCCGCCCCGGAATGAGGTGGACACGTACAGCGACCCACCCTTGCTGAACACCAGCTCACCCGCGGCGTCATTGCGCGCCGGGTTGGCCGCCTTGATCTCTTTCGGCAGGTTGTCGTAAGCGTACTTCACCTTCTCCCGGAACAGGCGCTTGGCGTCGTTCAGGGTGTGAGCAATTAGCGCGCACTTGGCAGCCTCGAACAGCGCGGCATCCAGCTGGACGATGCACACCAGCGTGGTGAACCCAAGCTGCCGGGCCTTGAGGATGATGTTGCGGGTGTGCATCCCCTGGAAGTAGTCGATCTGCTCCTGGGTCATCCGGAAGCGGACCTTCTTTCCCTGCTTGTCCGTGATGAAGTACAGGTTGTTCAGCCGCCAGAACCGATCCCGGAGCAGCTTCATGTGCTCGGGTTTCATGGGTCAGGCTTCCTTCGATAGTTCGTCCATCAGCTTGGATAGGGTGTCTTCCTCGCTACCGCCTTGTTTGACGTCAAGGTCATAGGCTTGGCGCTCCAGCGCAACCAGCGTCTTCAGCGTCTCGGCCAACTCCTTCATCGTCTTGGTGCGGCCGGGCAGATCGATGATCTTGTTGTACAGGTCGTTGCGCTTGTCCTGGCCATTGTCATCAGGATTGCGCATCAGCTCGCCTAGCTCTTCGAACAGGTGCCGGTTGTCGGTGAGACCTTCGAGCTCATCCAGCAGCTTGTTTGTCAGCCGACGGCTGCGGGAAATGTCTCCCCGGTGCGCCATGCGGATGTTGGCGATAACCTCGGCATTGAGCTCGATGATCTCTCTTTCGGTTTCCGCCTTTTTGCTGGAAACCTCTGTGGAAACCTCGCGCTTGGAAACCAGCGCATCAGCCTTTGCCTTGATCTTCGCCTTGAGGTCTCGATCCCAGCCTTCGCGCTTGGCGCGCTTGTTGATGGCGGTATGGGAGACCTCGTGCGCTGCTGCGATCTCTCGTACAGAAAGCACGCCGGCCCGGTAGGCTCGTTCGATCGCCTCCCAGTCGGGTTGCTTGGTTGTCATATGTTCCCTCGCGCCACGAAACGGCGCACCTCTGTTTTGTGGCGCGCTACCTGCGCCGCGACTGATCGAACAACCTGGCCACATTCCCCTTCGAGCGCAGCGCCAGGATGAACAGGATCCCGAAGATCAGTGTGCTTGGTACCGAGGTGACCGGCCACTGTCCGTACAGCAGGATCGCGCCGATGATGCTCAGCCACTCCTGGCCAAACAGGGAAGCCAGGCAGAAGGCGCACAGGCTGGGCAGGAACTTGTAGCTCGAGCCGCCCCGCCGGTACATGAACGCGATGACGAAGCAGATCCCGCCGCAGAACCCGGCATGGGCCAGGGTGATGGTTTGGTCTAGGGTCATTGGCCCCCTCGCTTGGGGAACAGGCTGCCAATCGCTGCTGGCAGCTCGGTTACCCACTTCGGCAGTTTGCCGGTGTTGAACGACTCCAGAACGCTGATGCTCACCAGGACCGTCACGAGGCCGCAGCCGAATGCCGCGATACCGCTGGTCTTCGTCCAGGCCTGGGCCAGGATCTCGGCAGAGCCGTAGTACCCGCCGATCCAGCCGACCAGGAGGTAACCCAGGCGCTGCCATAGGGTCAGGTCTTTGGCCCAGAGGACAAAGAGCAGAGAGCTCCCGAACGCACAGACGACAGCATTCAGGTCAATCGTTGGTAGGCAGCTGGCAAGGGCGATACCTCCAGCCCCTACAACCGCACAAGCTGCTGGGGTAGCGGCATCGGCCATGTTCAGTCCCTTAGTGTTTGTAGCGAAATGGCGCTGGGCCGCGGACGTCGAGACCGGTGGCGAGCACCCACAGCGCAAAAAGGAGGATTCCAGCGCTCAGTGCGGCCGCCAGGAATGTGGCCCGGCGCTCTTGGGCCGAACCATCGGGCCTTTTGAGGCCCTGAATGATGAATACGCAGCCAAGGAAGACATTGGCGCTGATGTCGCGGTGCAGTGCGTAGCTGGCCAGGGCCATGGCGAATGCCAGGAGGCTCCATGCGGTTGATGGCTTCATGCGATTTCCTGCGGGCAACAAAAAGCCCGACACGATAGCCGGGCTTTGTGCGTCACTCCTCAACACGCGCAGGAATGACAGGATGGAGCAAATTTACGACATGGCGACATGATATTGCAAGCACTTTTGAGGGCCTTCTCATGCAGCCTCGCCGGACAGCACGCCAACCGCCTCCAGCATGTGCTGGGCCTCTACCAGGGCCTCGTCCACCATCGACTCCAGGTTGTCACGGATCGCCTTGCTCCAGCGCTGGTAGGTGCGCTCGGTGAGCCCCTGCGAATCCCATGTGGTCATGTCGTAGTTCGACTCGGCAAGAACGATCATCTCGCCCGGTTTCGAATCGGCCAAGGCTCGGGCATGCTTATTCGCGCGCGCGACTGATTCGGCAGCCGCCTTGTTACGCCAATCCCACTGCCGTTCCCTTTTGTTCTCGCGCGGCTCCGGCGCCTTTGCCTGGGTAACCCTGCGGGCAATGCCCTTGCACTGCTGCGGAACAGCCCAGGTCAGCACCGCCTGCTGGGTGAACCGGCGCGGCGCCGGACTTTCCACCACGGCCACCAGGCGCCCAATGGAATCGATTTTCCGCCCTCGGTGCGTGCTGTACTTCGCCACCAGGGCATTCCAGTGTCGCGGGCTGAGCTGGGCGTGCAGCAGCTTGTGCACGATCGAGTCAGCCAGCAGCGCTGCATCCTTCCCCGATATCTCGCCCTTGAGCTTGCTAGTCTGCACCCGAGGCTCGACATTGCAGCCGCCGGCGCTGTTGATCGTCTCGGCCGCCAGGGCCCGAACCACCGCTGAAATAACGTTCTGATAGCTCATTGGCCGTTCTCCTTCTTCCGGCGATTCGCGATGAGATGGGCGCGCGTGACGCACCAGGTGGAGCTGAGGAACATGGCCAACAGGAGCAGGCCGACGATTTGTTCGATGGTCCAGGTCATGCTGCTGCCCTCTTGAGGTCACGGAGCTTCTGGCGGTACAGCGCCTTGATGGCCTGCAGGTCTTCGATAGTCAGGCGCTGGGGCTTATGAGGGCCTTCCAGCCACTCGACTTGGTCGGCGCCGATGCGCTTCACCAGGCGGATGCGGTACTCGACCGCGTTGCCCGACAGGTTCCGGTTGCACTTCACGCACTGGCGGTGGACGTTCAACGGCTCGAACCGGAGTTCCGGACATGCGCCCACTGACCGGTAGTGTCCAGCGTCCCAGCGGCTGCCGGTGATGAGGTCGTGGTCGCTCGGCAGCGAGTCGCAGCTGATGCACGGCAGGCCGGCGTCGCGCTCGCGGATGTAGGCGTTGAACACCTTCTGCGCTTCGGCTAGATGCTCGCGCCGATCTTTCAGCTTCTCCCGGCGCTCCTTGAGGTCTTCCCGCTTCTGCTTGGCGATGGCCTTGGCCGCCACCCTCTGCGCCTTCGGTTCCTTGGCCATGGCCAGGGCACAGGCGACGCTGCAAACCTTCTGCGTGGTCATGGCCGGCTTGAAGTGCTTGCCGCAGCCTGGCGCTTTGCACTTCTTCGGTTTGATCTCCTTGGCCAGTGTCATGCTGCCTCCTCACTCAGCAGATCGCTGAACACCACACCCTGCGGCGTGAACTCGGCCACGATGCGGTCGGTGTAGTGGCAGCCCTGGGCCCGATCAAACAGCCGGGTCACCGGAAAGCCATCCGGCCCGAACATGGCGCACGGCCCCATCAGGCGAAGCTTCACCTCATACGGCAGGTGAATGAACGACTCGGCCCAGCCGCTGCGGAACTCCTCACAACCAGCGCGCATGATCGGCACGCCGAAGTGCAGCTTGCAGTACCGGCGCACATCCTCGATGTCGCCCATCTCGGTGCTCTTGGCGATGCGGTCGTACATGGCGAACCACAAGGCGTTCTGGTCCAGGGTGCGGTCTTTGCCCGGCCGCATGCTGACCACAACGAACTTCTTGTCGCGGAATAGGCGGGTGAGCATGGTGACGGCCTCGGACAGCTTGGCCTGGCAGTTGACGCTGATGCGCTCAGACATTCGTAACCTCCTGCAGCTGCTTCTCCGCGGTGCGAATCCGGGCGGTGAGCTGGCTGATCTCTTCCAGCAGGCCCAGCGCCACCTCCTCCATCGTCGTCTCGCCGAGGAACTCGTCCAAGGCGTCTGTGTGGCGCTCGAGCGCATCACTGTCGGCGCGCCAGGAGGCAACTACCGACCACAGCAGGGGCTGGAGCTTTTGCTTGTCGATGGTCATGCGCGACCTCCTTGCAAGCGAATGTTTAACTCAGCCATCCATCCCTCTTGAACAACACTTTTCGGATTTATAAAATCTCGCGCAACGGCCTCAAGCCCGCGGAAACCTTGCGGAAAAGTGTCATCGCGGGTGAGAGGCCGATCAGTTTTCCCGCTCAAGATTTCACTCTTCACACCCCCTCCCCGGCCGGCTGCCCGGCGCGCTTGATGTTCAACTTGGCCAGCAGGTGTGCACGGCACGCGGCGGCGCTGGTTGGGATCTGCTGGATCTCCAGCAGCCGCACCTGGCGCTGGGCGGCGTATTCGTCAGCGAGCTGAGCCAGCCCCTTCTGACTGTCGTGGCCGATGCCGGTGGCGATGTCGCCCAGTGGCTCGCCGGCGACCAACATGCGAATGGTGATGTCGTAGGCCCGGGCGAACACCTTCTCGGCCCGCTCCACCTCCATCGACCCCAGGTTCTGCGCTTCGCATTGCAGGGCCGCGTGGCGCACCGCTGAATGCGTCCAAACGCGTGACCCTGCCCTGCTGGGGTGGAAGTTCTCCAGCGCCTCTGCCAGGGCCCGCGCAAGCGGCGGAATGCCCATCTCTTCCGGAGTCGGCTGGCACAACTTGATGAACTTGCCGCTGCTTGGGGCGAAGTCGGTACCCAGCACCCGACACTTCTGTATGCCGAAGCGGATCTGCTCGAGCGTGTTGATGCCTGCGGCGACAAAGGACTTGATCCAGCTGCGCTTGGCAGCCTTCAGGGCCTCGTCGTCCGGCCAGGCCTGCTTCCATGCCGGGAAGATGGCCTGCAGCTCCTTGAACAGGGCGTTGACCACTTCGGTGGTGCCTGGGTCCAGCTGCTTGGCCGGGACCTGGGCCTCGGCGGGCAGATTGCGGGCCGTGGCCATGATCTGCGTGACGCTATTGGGAGCGCTCGGCGTGCTCATAGCGCCCCCAAGTCATCAGCCCATGTCGTGTCGTTGAAGTCGGGACCATTGACCTGGCGCTTCACCGGGAACGGGCGAACGTTGCTCGCGGCAGCCACGTCACGCTTCACCCACTTGACCAGCAGACTCACCCACGAGGCTTGCGTCTCGCAGCGGCCTGATGCCGAGTAGTGGCAGACGAATGCGGCGGTCGCCTCATCGGTGAACAGGTCGACAGGGATTCCCATACGGGTCGCGTAGGCTTTCAGCAGCTTCTGGTCAGGCTTCCACTCAAGGTCCATCTCGGTCGGAAGCTTTGGGTCAAAGCCGGATTCCTCGCCCGCGCGTTGTGTGTTGTGTTCTTCCTTTCCATTCCCTTCCCTTCCGGGGTCAACCGGTCGACGACCAGTCGACGACTCCTCGGCGAATTGTCGACGAGCGCTCTCCGACTCATCGTCGATTTCTGCCGGCGGCGCTGGGTACTTGAAGTTCTTTTTCTCGATCTTCTGGTGCTTCCAGCCGCAGATGTGCAGGTAGTTTTTCCCCGCAGCCCAGTAGCTGCGGGTCAGCTCGGCCCCCTCCAGCTCACCCAGGAGCGCGGATACCTCCTCCGTGGTGATGTCGTCACCGGGGAAGACCAGGGCCTTGATCGTGCGGGCGGCCAGCGGGTGGTTGCCACCGTCATCGCAGAAGTTCCAGAGGCCAATGAACAGGAGCCTGGCCAACGGGCGGCAGGACATGACCTGCTCGCTCGACCAGAATTCGGGCTTGATGGTGCGGATGCGGGCCATCATTGGACCTCCAGGTTGTACTGCGCCCACAGGCCGGCCACCCAGGTAACGCCCTTTGGGGTGAATTTGGTCTGGTTGAAGGCGTGGCCGTTCTCGGCAGTGTCGGTTTTGACTTCGAATCGCCCGGCGTCGATGTGCTGCTGATACGCCTGCCACTCACCGCCCATGCGGTACATGATCTTCCTGTCGAGCAGGAACTCCCGGAAGCGGGCCTCATTAGCCCTCAGCAGCTTGGCGGTTTGGCGGAATCCCTTGAGGCCAGTCGACTGCACGTATTTGTCGACGAACTCGACCTTTGGCGCGGCAATGGCCAGGGCCTGCTGGGCAATCTGCTTCTGCTCCATTTCATCAGCCCAGGCACGAGCTGCAGCCACTGGATTGGAAAAGTCAGGAAGTGTTGCTATGACACGTGGGGCTTCGAGGGACTTGAGCTTGGCCAATACGCTTCGACGTACAGCCTTCGACTCACGCATGCCAACCAGCATGCATTGATCCAGCGTCAGCCTGTAGGTGGCGACCTGGTTGCCGTGTACAGGGGTGAAATATTTTTGCACCCCCTCAAGATCATCGCCTAACTCGTCTTCTACCCGAGAGAGAAACTGGTCATTTCTGACTTTCGGCTCGCCAGCTGTAAGGCGTGCATCGTTGATGAGGTCACGAAGCTCGATGCTGCTCATCGTGCGCGCCACGAAATCGTGGTTCGCATTTTGTGGCGCGGGCCGGATGAGGGCCTGTACACTTGGGGTCTGTGGATGCATAATTGGTCTCACTTTTATGCGTTGCAGAGAGCCGGGGTGCCACCCGGCTTTTTTGTGCCCGATATTCGGGCTTATCAGGGCCTGTTCAGGCCTTGCGCTGGAACGGAAGGACCGTCCCCCTCGCGCTTCGAGGTTTCGTTCGGCTGGCCAGCTCTCGATCAATCAGCTCGGCTGCTAGCGCTTCAGGGGTGACCCCCCGCTTCCGCGCCTCTCGCTCAAGTAATTCCATCGAGCCCGGATCCAGACCGAATTTTTCGGTCGGCATAGGGCCTCCTCGCGGCCTTCAGGCAGCGCTCTGATCGCCGGTATTCTCCGAAGCCAATGCGGCCAGCTGGGCTTCCAGTAGTTCGCGGCACAACACAGCACGCTGAGTGCGGTGATAGGCAGCCAGCGCCTGAATCAGGTTGAACGTGTCCTCATCGACCCGGACCTTGATCTCGCGGTCATGCAGGTGATTGCGGTTGGCGTACATGCAGTGGAGGCTCCTTGTTGGGGAAATGTATTAAGCGGCAGTCTTCTTGATCGCCACTTGGCACGGGAACGGGCGGATCTCTTCAGCACTGAAGCTCCCGTCTGCGTTTTCTGTAACAAACACAACCCGGCCTACGCGGATCGCTTTGCTCAAAGCGCCTTGGGTCATTCCAAGAAGCGCGGCAGCTTCTGCCTGGCCGCGCTGGCTGGCGAACTGCGCTATGTGAATTCGGCTCATGGGCGGTCTCCATGGATTGCTCATGAAGGAATATTACCTATGGCATTTATAAAATTCAATGCCATCGGCGTTTGTCGTGTATTACCGCTAGGAATACGATTCGTCGCATGAAAAAACGCGCGCTACCAGAAGACCGAAAAGCTGAGTGCCTTCGCCTGAAGGCAATTTTCAATTCAAAGAAGAAAGACCTGGGTCTTACCCAGGAGAAGCTGGCGCACCTGCTGGACATGAACCAGAGCTCCGTCAGCCACTATCTGAACGGAGTGAATCCGCTAAACGCCCAGGTGGCAGCCGCTTTTTCGCGCATCCTGCAGGTTCCGGTGCGAGACTTCAGTGAGCGTCTTGCCGATGAGATCGAGGGGATTGCGGCTGCCGCTTCGATCGTTTCGAAAGCTGTTCCTAGGGTTGGAGCTGCATTGGCCAACGCCTCTATGATCGGCCCGATTTCTGTATGGGACGACGACACACCGCTGGATGACGACGAGGTTTATGTGCCGTTCCTCAAGGAAGTGGAGCTATCCGCTGGCTCCGGCCGGACGGTGATTGAGAAGTCCAGCTCCCGAAAGCTTCGCTTTGGCAAGATAACCTTGCGCAACCAGGGCGTTCAGTTCGACCAGGCAGTCTGTGTGACTGTGCATGGTAATAGCATGGAGCCAGTGCTTCCGGATGGCAGTACGGTCGGCGTCGACCGCGCATGCACCGCGGTGAAGGACGGGAAGATGTATGCGGTTGACCACGGCGGCGAGTTGCGGGTGAAAACGCTTTACCGGATGCCTGGCGGCGGCCTGCGCTTCCGCAGCTTCAACCAGGATGAGCACCCTGATGAGGAGTACACCGCGCAGCAGCTGGATGAGAGAGGAATCAGCGTGCTGGGCAAGGTGTTTTGGTACTCCGTCTTGCTCTGAACTGGCGAGTCATCCGCAATCCTTGAGGGTAGCATTCCCATCCCTTCGACATGGGCAGCGTAAAGAGCATGGAAGAAAAATAATGCCTGAGTGCATTACGGCTGTTGAAATCATAAGGCAGAGCCATCAGGGCTTTTCGATCAAGCCATTCATCATCCGTGGCGATGATGGAAACACATACTTTGTGAAGGGTCATGAGAAAGCCGGCGGCCCAGCTCTGATTTCTGAGGTGCTAGGAGCAGAAATTGGATTGCGGATGGGTCTACCAATTCCCCCATGGTCGCTTATGCACATCCCCGGAGAGTTGATTTCGTTCAGTGCCATGGCGAATGTCGACGACCTGCGCGGCGGGATGGCCTTCGCCTCTCGAGCGGTTGAGAATGCGACCGACTTCAGCTTGAGCAGCATCGATTCGACGCCTGCAGATCTCCGCCGAAGGATCCTCCTTTTCGACTGGTGGGTACGAAATGGGGACCGTTGTCTTGGCCAGCACGGTGGAAACGTCAACCTTATCCTCGACTCAAACGGCGACCTCAACGTGATCGATCACAATCTCGCGTTTGACAGAACCTTCGATCCCCAGGCATTTATGGAGTGGCACGTTTTCCGCGAATGCAGGTCATTCTTCCGAGATCTGGTTGTTCGTCAGGAGTACATGCAAATGCTTGGCGGGATAGTCGACAGCTGGGGTACGATCACCGACCTTTTGCCAGAGGACTGGCTGTATCGGGATGCGGATCAGATAGATCAAACGGAGCCGACGGTAGCTGAAAGGCTGGAAATGCTGGAAGTGTTCAGGGACGAGCGGTTCTGGGGAGCGCTATGAAGTACATCTGCAACTACTCTATTTTGAGGTTCTTGCCTTACCCAGAAACAGGCGAATTTGTGAACATTGGGGTCGTCTTGATCGCCAACAATGGTGACTTTCGCTTCAAAATTGAGAAGAAGCGTCAGCGAGTGACGAATTTCTTCCCCAGCTTGGAGGCGAAGATTTTCCTTCGCGCTCGACGTGAGATTGAGGCGGAATTGACCAGGCTCAGCGGCTTCTTCACCACTGATCGGTCGGATCTCTCAGCAATCCTCGGCACTTTCAAGCATCTCATCCACCCTCGTGAAACGATGATGCGATTTAGCGATCCTGGGACGATGGCAATTGAAAACGCTAACGACGCGATCAACGTGCTCTTTGACCACTACGTAAATCACAGCTTCGCCAACAAGGAGTATCAAGAGACCGTCCTTGAGCGACAGCTCGGAAAGCTTCTATCGTCCAACAATCTTAAGCAGAAATACAGCGACATGAAGCTTGGCAGCACTGACTACATGGTCAAATTTCCGTTCGTAATGGTTAATGGCAGTGAGCCGGTGCAAGCACTCAAACCCCTTCACCTGGGGCATGACGAGCCAGCCAAAATCATTGATCATGGCGACGCTTGGATCTCCAAAATTCGCCGCCTCAAGGGGACAGGGGACCTAGCGCGAGATACCCTGTTCATAGCTGGGCCGCCCGAGGATGGCAGACCAAAACTGCTAAAAGCCTTCAAGGAAATTTGCAGCGAACTTCAAAATTTCCCAGGCGTGAGGGTTACCAGTACTGCTGAAACCCAGAAACATATTCTCGAGGAAATCCGAAAGGGAATCCCAGGAACAGTGCACTGATCTCAAGCCCGCCTCGGCGGGCTTTTTTCATGCTCGCGCGCCGGCCTGGCGCCTGAAACCTACCCTCCTGTAGCCCGCCGCTGAGCGGGTTTTCTGTGCCTGAACGAAAAAATATTACCATCGGCATTGACAGCTAAATAATGCCATTGGTAATGTTTACTTCATCGAGGCGCTACACAGTCCCTCGGGAGGCCCCTCACCGGCCGCCGCTCTTTCACATTGATGGGAACCTCGCGGATCGATCCCGGCAACGGTACAGCGCGAGCAATAAATTCGATCCCCATGCCAGCTCTGGAACTGGTGAACAGACCGCATTGCCTCTACCGGCGACCGGCGCCAGACAGCCCCGAAAGGCTGCCCACGACAGGGAGAACCCTGTACGGCTGACGAAGGCGAAATGCCTGAACCGAGCGAATGACCTGGCAAGCAATGCGCCCCGCGAATCCCAGCGGCAGAAGGGAGAGACACCGATTCGAATTAGCGCCCCGAGCTTCAGCATGGGGCGCCGGACCTCATGCGCCCTGCCCCGACCAGTCAGGGCGCCAGAGCTGCAGCGAGCATGTTGTAAGGACCTCCGATCCATGGCGAACAGATGCTGATTCCCGCCATGAGGAGGAAGCTCGCCGCCCGAACCGACGACGAAGATGGCGCCAGACCTGCAATCAGCAGCGGGAATGGCGCACACATCGCTGACGCAAGAGACCGCGACCGACGCCAGTAGCGGATCGCGGTACATTCTCTCAACGCCCCTCTCGCGATCGGCTTACTGTCGCAGATAGGCGAACATGTGCTGAACATAATCGGCCTTCCCGAGCGGAACGCCGTTGTGACGCAGAATGTTATAAGCAGTGACTAAATGGAAGTAGAACTGGGGTGTAACCCAGTTAACTGCGTACTCACTTCCAGTCATATCAAAATTAATGTTATTTGGTAGTTCGATTGCGATCTTGAGGTCTGCTGCTGCATCTATCGCTGCGGCATCAGCAGTTTCTAGAATATGTAACGTTCGCTCAATCAAAGCCTTTGCTGATGAAATGTCTTCTGGCGGAGAGAGCGTCTCAAGCGGCTGCTGTGTAAGTCGCTGAACCGCCTCCAGCCCTTGGACGCACGCATATTGGACCTGCCGAGCAAGATTGTGCATATCAGGCGCCAGCCGAGACTCAAGCAAGACTACCGGATCGTAGCCCCCTTCAAGTGCGTGGGTCTCACCTTTGGACAAAATTTCCGATAGGGACCGTAACATTTGGGAAAAACAGGGGATTGTGATTGCATAAATGGACATATCTTTTCCCTAAGTGGTTGTTCGACACGGATGCAAGAAGCCAATGTTTATCAACTTCCCTGTGTGATGAATCTTAGCAGACAACGAAATCCCTTCTGGCAACAGCATTTTTTCTGGAAAAAGTTCTTTGAAATGGCGACTTGAGCCAGCGACCGACGCCAGTAGCGGGTCGCGGCAGATTTCCTCGGTGCCCTTCTCGCGAGGGGCATCAGGGAAATCACCCCAACAGAAAGGAGCTCACATGAGCGGATTCACGAAAGGCCAGGCCGTAATCCTCACCAACCCGCGCGGCGCCGAGAAGTCGGGCAAGTACCTGCGCACCGAAAACCTTGGCCAAGGTCGCGGCATGGGCCTGTACCTGGTTGTCGATGTCGCCGGCAAGGAGCTGAGAGCGCGAGCCAGCAAGGTGCGCGCTGCCTGACGATTCACTGATGCCGCTTCGATGAGGCGGCATTGGGAATCCACTGGAGGTCTGTCATGTACTCGAAAAAACCTCAGCGCACCGAAAAGCGAAGCCGATTTGATACTCGGGCGCAGCGCAAGGCCCGCAAGTTGACACGCCTAAAGGCCCTGCAGCTTGCGGCCTTCAGCAAGTAATCAACCGCCCTGGAGGGCAAGAAGATGTACCTGTTCATTTTCGAAGACGGATTGATCCAGAAAGCCAGCGCGGTTGGCGATGACGACTTGCAGGCCTGCGACGATGAATGCATTGAAATCATTGACATCACCGCCCCGGAAAATCCCAAACGTCGTTTCGATGGCGAGTGGGAGAAAATCGAATCCATCGACAACTGATCAACCAACGCCAAGTGCCCGCCCATGCGGGGCTTCATCACCAGCGCAGAGCGTCCTGCCCCATAAACGATTCAGGGGAGACAGAACAGGGCGTTCTGCGGTGTTGATGCGGCGTTGGAAGCTGGGTTGAACGCTTCGGCGGCCCTGGAGAAACGCAGCTAGATGGCGCCCCGGCATAGCGCGGGAGCGTCGCCGACCGGTCGTTCCGAAAGGGCCCGGTCTTGCCGGATTCGTGGCCGGCCATCAATACCAATCGCAGCCCCGCCGCCGAGCGGTGAAATCCCGACGCGACTTGATCGTGGGTCACGTGGCGGGGCTGCACCTATCCCTTGACTGCCAGGAAAGACTGGCCCGATGCCCTGCTCCCCATCCAAGGCTGCATCGGTGAGCGATCTGTTGAAGTCAGTAGGGCTCTTCCCGGCGCCGGGGATCCCGTAAAGGGCCGACCCTTGTCCGGCGGTTCCGCTGATACCGGTGTTACTGGGTGGTTCGACTCCATCCGCAGATCGTTCACCGATGCATTCTGCATCACCTTCTTGAGTGCCGCTGCGATTCCAGCGCGCGATCACCGGAGGACTTGCCATGTAAAAGGACAGCGCGCCGAGGCCTTCCATCTCGGCACTGCCTCAGAGAGCAGCACCTTTGATGAAAGCCCGGGCAATCCTCGGGCTTTCACGTTTCACCCCTTCCCTTCACTTCGACCGCATTGGCAGGCGCCAGGCCACCTTTCACGGTGGGTTTGGTCACCTTCGCCTGGCTCCTGGCCAATGCGGCCGCGCAACCAACATGGAGGACGCCATGGGCGCACTTCGAGCAGCACAGTTTGAGTACGACAACCGGATGCCGCCGGCGGTGATCGACGATGACGCCGAACAGGTGGAGTGGATCGAGAAGCACGCGGCTCAGCTGGTCCTGGGGTATCGGGTCGGCTGGGGCTACCGCGGCGAACGCGGCGAGATTACGCAGGCCGACTTCGCCCGGGCGGTGCAAGACCACTTGAACAACCGCCAGATCGACGGCCTTGACCAGCAGGATGCCTTAGGCAAGCTGGTCATGGCTGGCATGGGTACCGGCAGCGCAGGCTTCATCATGGAGTTGTGCACCTACCTTCTTGGCGGACCGAAGGCGCTCAAGGAGATCGCCGCCGACCTGATACGCCCGGTGGCCGCGAAGGCCGTCGCCGCCGAGCAGGATCGCGAGCGCGACATTCAGGAGTACGGATTTTGAACAGCGCCGAGCAGATGCACGCCCTGGCGATCGGCGAGGTGATGTCGCAGCTTCGCCAGCTGGCCAAATCACCCACCCCTGTTCCGGACCAGACCTTTGTCCTAGGCATGATCGAGGGCTTCGAGAAGATCGGAATCTTCGACCTTCAGACCCTCACCAACATCCGCGACAAGGTCTTCGTCACCACTACTCAACGCGTTGAGCGACTGAGGGAATCAGCATGACCACAGCACCTGTGAAGTCCCTGATTGACGAGCAGCTTGAGCAGATCGAGCGCAGCCTGGCGATCATTGGCGTTGGCCTACCCCGCGAACTGCCGGTGCAGAAGCTGCCGCCGGAGATCGTCGCGGCGCTCAAGTCCGGCCAGATCGCTGTGAGGCCCCGGCCATGACCCGCTACCAGCGAGCCCGGCGCTTTGCCACCTGGCGCGGTTCGTTCATCGCCCTTTCCTTCTGCACATTCTGGATGCTGGCCAGCGCACTGGCTGGCTCCATTACCCAATAACCAACTTGTCAGCGCCCACCGCATGGATGGCGCGGGAGATTCGTATGTCCGCAGAACAGAAACTGATCGCGATCGAAGAGATCAGCGAGGCGAACGCCCCGGCCATCTACGTGGCCGGCGGCCTGCAGCAATTCATCGACCTTGTGAAGGGTGAAGTCGAGGGCGAAGTGCCCGACCTGAAAACCCGCAAGGGCCGCGAGCGCATCGCCAGCCTGGCCGCCAAGGTTAGCAAGTCGAAGACCGCCGTCGAGAAGCCGGGCCGTGACTACCTGTGCCGCCTGAAGGAAATGCCGAAGGTGGTCGAGGCCGAGCTTCGCGACTTCGTGACCAAGATGGATACGCTGCGGGACGAAACTCGCCGGCCACTCACCGAGTGGGAAGCCGCCGAGGATGCGCGAATCGATCGCCACAACGACGCCATCACACGCATGAAGGATCTGGCTCTGGAACTGGGCTCGTTGGACGCCGAGCAGCTGCAGGCGCGCATCGCCGAGCTTTCCGCTTTCGTCCTGGGCGATGCCTGGGAGGAATTCGAGGCCGAGGCTGCTCGGGCCAAAGAGACCTCGCTGAATGCTGTGCAGTCCGCCTTGGCCGCCCGCCAGAAGTACGACGCCGAACAGGCCGAACTGGCCCGCCTGCGCCGTGAAGCAGAAGAGCGGGCCGAACTGGACCGTATCCGCCTGGCACAGGAGGCCGCAGTTGAGGCGGAGCGTCAGCGTGTGGCCCAGGAGCAGCAGGCAGAACGCGAAGCCGCAGCCCGCCGCGAGCAGGAACTGCTTGACCAGGCCGCAGCTCAAGAGCGCGAAGCCGAGAACCAGCGCCTGCAACTCAAGTTGCAGGCCGAGCAGGCCGAGCGCGCCCGGATTCAGGCTGAGGCCGACCGCGTCGCCACCGAACAGCGGATGGAGCAGGAGCGCCAGGCCGCAGCCCGACGGCAGGAAGAAGCGGCAGAGCAGGCGCGTCAGGAAGAGCGCCGCCGAGCCGATGCCGCTGCCGCCGAGATCCTCCGCCAGCAAGAAGCCCGCGAGCGCGACAAGGCGCACCGCGCCAGCATCAACCGCGCCGCCCTGGAAGCCTTCGTCGCCGGCGGCATGACCGAGGAATGCGCCAAGCAAGCCATCACCCTGGTCGCCCAGCGCAAGATCCCAAACATCGCCATTTCCTACTGAGGCAAAGACCATGACCAGCGCAATCATTGTGCCCGACCAGCGCCGCCAGGCAGTGGCTGCGCCCGGCCCCGTCGATAACAGCATCATGGCGGTCATCAGCCGAGCGGCCGCCGATCCTACATGCGACATCGAGAAGATGGAACGCCTCCTGGCCATGCATGAGCGCATGCAGGCCAAGACAGCTGAAGCAGCTTTCAACGCTGGCATGGCCCAGATGCAGTGCGAGATCCCGACCGTGTTCGAAGCGGCGGTGAACCTGCACACCGGAAATGCCTACGCAACCCTCGACGACATCACCCGGGTGGTAAAACCGATCATGCAGCGGCACGGGTTCGCGATCACCTTCAAGGTGGAGAACCAGGACAAGTCGATCAGCGTCACCGGCATCCTGATGCACCGCGACGGCCACCGCGAGCAGACAACCATGACCCTGCCGGCCGATATCGGCAAAGGCCGGAACGATGTTCAGGCGGTCGGTTCGTCCACCACCTACGGCAAGCGCTACGTGATGTGCGCCTTGCTGAACATCACAACCGGCGACGTCAGGGACGATGACGCGCAATCGTCGGACGGCTCCGATACGGCAGAAGTGCGGGCCCAGGCGGTGAACGACATCCTTGCCCAGGTCGAAGCTGCCGCCACGCCAGACGAGCTCAAGGATGTGTGGCAGGCATCCGTAAAGGTCATGCAGGCCAGCGGCGACAAAGCCGGATACGACGCGGTGAAGATCGCCGTGACCAAGCGGAAAACAGTACTGGAGGCCACCCCATGATCATCGTCAATTGCACCCAGGGCTCGCCCGAGTGGCTGCAGGCCCGCGCCGGCGTTATCACCGCCAGCATGTTCAGCACCGCCCGTTCCAAAGTGAACGGGCTCACCACCCAGCAGCGCACCTACGTCGACGCAATCTTGGACGGCCGCAGCGAGGCCAAGGCGCGCGAACTGGCCGGCTACAAGGCTGCACCAAAGGCCGAGGTTGTGCAGCGTGCCCTGGATGGCGAGAAGGTCGGCGAGCCGTCCAATGCCGCCCTCACCTACGCCTTCGAGCTTGCGGTCGAGCGCATCGGTGGCGCCCCGCTCGATGGCGGGTTCGAGACCTGGCAGATGCGCCGAGGCCACGAACTGGAGCCGGAAGCCCGGATGGAGCATGAAATCCAGACGGGGCTGATCGTCACCCAGGTCGGCCTGGTGAAAACGGATGACGGCTCATTCGGCGCCAGCGCGGACGGCTTCATCGGTGAGGACGGCGGCAGCGAGTACAAGTGCTTCCTGGCTCCGGACAAGCTCCGCGCCTTCCATATCGACAACGACGCCAGCGACGTCATCGACCAGGCGCAGGGCTGCATGTGGATCACAGGCCGGAAGTGGTGGCACATCGGGATGTACTGCCCCCTGCTCAAGCCGGTAGGCCGCCAGCTCTGGTGGCGTGAGTTCAAGCGCGATGACGACTACATCGAACAGCTCGAGCAGGACCTGTGGGAATTCAAGCTGCTGGTCGACGGCTTCGAGAAACAGTTAAGGAGCAAAGCAGCATGAGAGGCGTCAACAAAGTCATCCTGGTCGGCACCTGCGGCCAGGACCCTGAGGTCCGCTACACGCCAAACGGCAATGCGGTCACCAATCTTAGCTTGGCCACCAGCGAGGCCTGGACCGATAAGCAGACAGGCCAGAAGGTCGAGAAGACCGAATGGCACCGGGTGGTACTGTTTGGCAAGGTCGCAGAGATCGCTGGCGAGTATCTGCGTAAAGGGTCGCAGTGCTACATCGAAGGCAAGCTCAAGACCCGTGAATGGGAAAAGGACGGCATAAAGCGGTACAGCACCGAGGTGCACGTCGACATCAACGGCACCATGCAGCTGCTGGGCGGCCGGCCTGAAAACCAGGGCGGTGGTCAGCAGCAACAACAGCGGCAGCCTCAACAACAGAGGCAACAGCGTCAACAGCCTCGCCAGCAGCATAACTACAACCAGAATGACAACTATGGACAGCAGAGCCAGCAGTCGGCGCCGCCAGATAACTTCGACGACGACATACCGTTCGCCCCGCTCCACCACCTCGCAGGTGCATAGCCATGCCGCTCGCAACCATCCTAGATCTGCTCCAGCGCCGAAAGGAACTGGAGCAGCACCTGCAGCTGCTGTTCAGCCGCAGCTGCCAATGGGGCCGTGCCGAACGAGTGCGCGGCTCTTCCACCATCGAGAACCTGACCCAGCAACTGGTCGAGGTCACCGAGCAGCTCGACGCGGCGCGCGCGGCATGAGACGGATCAACAACCTGGTCCGCCAGCGCCGCCGGCAAGAACAGTTCCACCTGCCGCCCAGCGGCCTACTGGAGCACAGACATGCAAAAAGCACCTTCTGGAGTGGTAACCCTTCCGGCCTGGCTGAATCGGCCGGTCAAGAAGCTGTACAACACCCGAAGCGGCGGCCAGTACCGTGCTGACGAAGTAGCTCTGGCCTTCGCGCTGAGCCTGCGCGAGCACGACAGCGCCGATCACCTGCGCAGGCTGGCCCGGCGTCTGGTCGATAAAGTCTGCCTTGAGCACCAGCCGAACATGAAGCGCCTGGCCCGCGAGCCTGACGACGCCAAGGTGTTCGAAGCCGCGCTCAAGATCATCAACCGGGTGTGCGACCTGCTGGAGTACGCCCCGGGCACCCGCTTTGTGCGCAATGGAGGCAATGATGGCTCTGACGCAGCAGCAGCGTGACGCGAAGCGCAGGGCCAAGGATGCCAAGGCCAAGTTCGAAGACCTGCGGATGAAAGCAGGCGAAGGCACCCGCCAGGCCCTGGCCGAGATCATGCAATGGGCCGATGTCGAGGAAAACGGCGAGGCTATGACCCTGCTGATCCACCGCATCCATGAATTAGGGCCTGAAGCGGCCCGCCACTTCCTCAGTGCGCCGCGCCACGAAATCGTTGTTTCGGATCTTGTGGCGCGCCGTCTCGACAAATTCCGCATTGGGCGCGAGCTTCGCGCTCCCGACCTGGTGCTGGGCGACGACCCAGACGATACCGGCCTGTTGCTGATCGGCAACGCCTGAAACCACCTAATACCACCATGCCGCCACCAGCACGGAGGGCGGCGCATGCATGGAGAAAGCCATGAGCAGAAAGCCGAAAGCTGACCCAGCGCCACGCAAGGTGTTGGCCTACACCGTCGAAACCAACGACCCTGAGGAATCCACGATCCAGTTCGCCACGTCGAACGCTGCAGCCAGGCGCCAGGGCGCGGAAGAGATCGGGGCCGACTTCGGTGACGTGTCATGCCGCCGTGCGCAATGGGCGGATCAGTATGCCGATCAGCCCTTCATCCCTGCCCAGGCCTACATCGATGCCGGCTGGTGGTTCGACTGCAACCACTGCGGCACGAGGTGCGACAGCGATGCCAGCCACTGGGACGAAGAAGCTGAAACCGATATCCCTCTGGACCTGGTGTTCGACGGTCGCGTCGTCTATTGCTCGGCGGAATGCAAGGAAGGCCACGAGAGCGAGGTGGCGGCACGCAACGCCAGGTTCGAAAAGTTCAAGGAGCGCGTCGTTGCAGCCAGGCCCGGCGTCACCTTCACCGAGTTCACTGGTGGATACCCGTACTGCGGAGACGGCGCAAGATTCACCTTCCCCGGCGCCCAGTACGGCGGCTCGGTCAGCGAAGCCGAGGATGGCCATGGCCTGAAGTGGTTTGTGGCCCAGGGCGACAAAGCCGCCTGGGACTACTTCATCGCCGAAAAGCCTGCCGCCTGACCCTCCGGCGCTGCCCACCAGCGCCTTCCCCTATTCAACGATAACGCCTCCCCGGCGAGGGACGACTATGCCCGAGAAAAACATCGCGATCTTCCTGTGTGATCTGACCGGAGTCATGGCCGCCCCATGGGTAGAGGCTGGCTACCACGCAATTCTGGTAGATCCTCAGCATCCAGAAGGCGTGCACGATACCGACGACCTCACCAAGGTCGGCCACATTATCGACCACCCGATTACCTGGTCTGTGATCAGCCAGGCGCTGAGCACTGGGCGGGTGAAATTCGTTGGCGGATTCCCACCGTGCACCGACTTAGCTGTGAGTGGCGCTCGATGGTTCGAGACAAAGCGCGAAGCCGACCCTGCATTCCAGTTCAAGGCAATGCACGTTGTCTGGCAGTGCCAAATCATCGGCGAGCTGTCCGGAGCTCCATGGTTCGCTGAGAACCCGGTGAGCCAGATCAGCAGCCTCTGGCGTAAGCCAGATCACATATTCAGCCCAGAACAGTTCACCGGTTTCTGCGCAGAGGACAACTACACGAAGAAGACCTGCCTGTGGACAGGGGGGGGCTTCGTGATGCCGGAGCAGTTCAGAGATGACTCGCTTGGCGCGCCCGACGACCGCATCCACAAATGCCCGCCTGGGGCTGAGCGGGCAAACATCCGCAGCGCCACACCGGCGGGATTCGCCCGGGCTGTATTTCTTGCCAATCACCGACCGGCGGCAGCCAAAGCCATCGCCGCATAGTCAGCGCCAGCCCGGCGCATGGAGATCGCATGAGCATCCCACTAAATGCCCTGAAGGAAGATGAGCTTCTGCACTACGCCGCACTCGACCCAGGCGCCGCAGCGGAGCTTGCACGGCGTATCGCGGATCAAGGCATGGACCCAAGCGCCAACGCCGAGAGCCTGCGCGAGGAAATTCGCACCCTGGAAAGCCAGCTCGAAGACGAATCGAATGACGCCGATGAGCTGCGCGACAACGCCGAGGATGCCTGCCGCTGGATCCGGCGCGCACTCGACCCCGATGACCGCGAGCTTTCGGTTGAGCAGCTGCTCCAGAAAGCCCTGGACTGCCTGGAGTGAGCCATGAGCACGTTCGCAGTTTTTGGCATGACCGCCGCCCAGGCGCTTGCCGACGCACGCAAGAGCACCAAAAACACCAAGCCCAGCGGAAAGCAAGGGGTGCCGCCAGTTGAGATCACTCTTGAAGAGTGGCTTGAAGCTGTTCAGCGCAATGCTGACGCCACCATGGCCGGAGTGAAGGTCAAGCAGCTAAGCACCCTGTTCGACACCCCGCAGCACGCGAGGCAGTTCATCGAGCTGGCAAAAAAGGCCGGCGCATGCCGCGACCTCAAGATCCGCTGCAAAGCAGCCCTGCTCGACGAGAAGGGCAAGAAGATCCTCAGTCCAAAGACCAGAATGCCCGTTATCGGCTGGGCGGACTGGACACCCGAAAGCCACGAGGCCGCCTGAGCCGGAGCTACCCATGCCCACAGAAAACCGATCCAGCAACACAGAGATGGTCAGCGTGCCGAAAGTGCGCGCCGAACTGCTCATCAACCTGCTGGCCGAAGTGGCCAGAACTGCGCACTGGCTGGCCGATAACAGCGAGGATTGCGGGGACGAAGGCATTGACTGCCAGCGAGTCGACTTCGAGGCCTTGAGCGACGCCCTGGGCAAGTGTGAAGAACTGCCGGAGCTGCCTGATAGCGTGTACGTGCGCGACGGCTGGCTGCGTGCTGCTGATGAGCTGCGCGCCCTACTGGCTCAGCCAGCCGAGCAGCACCAGGACGAGCCAGTGGTGCGTGATGAGCGGGCGGAGTTCGAGGCATGCATCCGCCGTGAATGGCCGATGGCGCCGATCAGCCGTAAGCGCGACCTGCTGCCGAAGGACGACCCCTGCTACGGCGACTACTGCGACGAACCACTGCAACGCGCCTGGGTAGGCTGGCAGATGCGTGCCGCCCTGGAGCGCAAGCCATGAGCCTCCAGCGCAAACTGAATGAACGCGAACGCATGGCCTATTCAACCATTGCTCAGCTTGAGCAGAGGGTGGCTCAACTTCAGGCTGACCTCTCGGCTCGCGACCAACGCATCGACCAGCTGGAGAATGGAGAACTCGCCTGGATGGACCCGCGCCGCGCCAAGGTCTTTGCCGATGGTCGCAACGCAGGGCTGAACGAGGCATCAGAACTGTGCAGCCGCATGGGCTGGGCCGCCTACTTCCCGCCTGGCACCCGATACCGCGCCTTTGTGCCTAAGAGCCGAACCGCCCTGGGTGACCTGCTGATCGAGGCTGCCAACGCCATCGCCGGCTTGCCTGACGGACCATACGAGCGCTTCAAGGCACGCCAGGCCAAGAAGAAACCCTGACTGGAGCACATTTGTACTCCTGACGCTGTAACCCCTCTCCCCCTCTATTCACTGCCGCTAGGTTGTCTCAATACCTTCGTCGTGGCTGCTGGCGGCATCGACTTGCACGGCAGCGAACCGCATCCACTCCTCAAATGCGATTCGGTGCGAGCGGCACGTTTCCTCCCAGTCAACCCCGCTCATTCGTCCGTAGGCGATTTGATTCATGGTTTCGGAAATCTGGGAATCAAGCTCTTTCAGAAGCTTGTAGGCCTGGTAGCGACCTTCTTTGGCGCTAGGCATATAGCTCACCTTTTTGGTGGATGAATGAGCTATCAGCTTCAACGGCTCATGCGGTGGACCTCCCCACCAGCTTTTAAATCCCTGCGGTTTTAACCATCGCCGAGAATTCGGCAGGAGTATCTCATGCCTGAGGAAATCAAACTGATCCAGCCGGCGCCGGTCGTGCGCGATGAATATGGAATGTTCCAACACCCCGACCTGCCCGACTTCGACGAGGGCGACGGCGAGAAGTGTAAGGCCTGGGTCGCACAGCAGGGCCTGCAGCTCACCATGTTCCACCTGGAGACCGACACACCGGAGGACATCGCAGAACGCTACTTCGAGTCTGGCGACCCAGATTGCAGCTACTGGAATCCCAGCAAGCCAGATGGCGATGGCTGGTTCTGCCTGGCCATCCACGACACCGACGACGGGCCATCTTGCTGGTGGGGCCGTCGAGTGGTGACACCATGACCCGCCTCGCCCTCTGCCTCCTGCTGCTTGCCACCGGCGCCAGCGCAGATCCAATCGTGCTCGAGCGCTTAATCCCGAGCGGCCTATCCCGGTACGACGACGTTGAACGCGGCGTCACCTGCTGGATGACCGGTATGGGTTCTGGCATCAGCTGCCTGCCAATGCGCGATCGCCAGGCCGGCAACCAGCGCCAGCTCTCCCCGCACGAAACACAACCCGAACCTACACCCGCACTGGCGCCTGGGCGCTGGATTGATGAGAGGTATCAGCTGTGAGCGCAATAATCAGCCCTTGCGGGCTATACCGCTACCGCCTCGAGCGCGAGGTGCAGGACGAGGGCAAGGTTTTCGCCTTCTTCGGTATCAACCCGAGCACGGCAGACGCCACCCTGGACGACGCCACCGTGCGCAAGTGGCGCGGATTTACCCAGCGCAACGGAGGCCGGAGCTTTATCGTCGGCAACGTATTCAGCTACCGGGCGACCGATGTGCGCCAGCTGGCGAAAGTGCCATTCCAGCAAGGGCCCCAGCACTTCACGCATCTGCAGCAGATCATCGCCGATGCCGACGTGCTGGTACCGTGCTGGGGCGCCAGCGGAAAAGTGCCAGCCGAGATACGACAACAGGTAGAAATTCTGCTTGAGCACCTTCTCCGCACCGGGAAGCCGGTGATGCACTTCGGCCTGACCGCTAGTGGCGACCCGAAGCACCCATTGATGCTGGGCTATGACACTCCACTGATCCCGTGGGTGCAGCCATGACCGACCTGATCGAAGTGAAGACGGCTGAGCTGACCGGCGAAGCCCTGGGCTGGGCGGTCGGGATCGCTGAAGGCCTGGACCTTATCCTGGTGCATCCGGAGTACGGCAACCCCTGGCGGGTGTTCGCCCGGCACCAGGCTACGGCCACCGAGTACACCAAGCGCTACAACCCGTGGGAAGACTGGGCGCTGGGCGGGCCACTGATCGAGAAGCATGTGCGGCTGATCGAAGCCACTGCCTCAAGCGAAGTTGCCAGCGCTGTGTGGTGCCCAGTAGCAGAGCGCGAAGGTGAAGGCTGGGGAGGAACAGTTCTGACTTCTTCGATGCTCGCAATCGTCGCCGCCAAGCTCGGCAATACCGTACAGGTGCCCAAGGAGCTGATGCCATGATCGCCCTCGCCTACATGGCCTACCTGATCTATCGGGCACCGCGATGATCCCGCATAAAGGCTGGCTACGGCGCCAGCTCGAGTCGGCGCTGATCCTACTGGCCGCCTGGATCCTTGGCGGCCGCAACGTCACCAGGTCCGGGGTTGTCTCGCGCCGTGACAACAATGAGATGTTCGAGATGGACGGCGACCTACGCGCCATCGCCAGCCGCATACGCAGGCAGTACAGCGAGTAACCCCTCCCCCAACTACTCAAGCCCGCCGGCGAAATCCTGCAGCTAGTAGTACAAGGCCTGGCACCAACAAGCCAATCGCGGTGTAACCGAAAGCAGCCTGCCCAGATGCTCCGATAGCGGCGAATGCAGCGCCGATCGAAATCAGTGGCGCAGCAACGAAGTAGAACGGTTTGGCTGTCTTGCCCATATCGATCCTCCTGTTTGATCAACCCTTTTAACACATGAGCCCGCCGACATGCGCGGGCATGGAGAGCTATTGCCATGACGAAAAACATGCACACGCCAGGACCTTGGCTCATTGAAGGAGTCGTCCAAAACACCGGCTCGATATCGATCTGCGCAGGTCGGTTCGGAATTGCAGATGTAACGAATGCAGTGAGCGCAGGTGATCTGGTGCTCGGCAACTCGCCAAGGGCGCAAATGGCAAACGCCCAGCTGATCGCCGCGGCACCGGCCATTCTGGCCGACCTGATCGACGCTGCCGCCCAGCTGCGCAAGTACGAAACCCTGCACCGGGCCAAGGGCAACGCCGACAGCCTGGCCAAGGCCGAGGTCAACGCCGAGCTGGCCTCGCGATTCGAGCAGACCATCGCCCAGGCCACGGCCTGACCACCAACCTGCCGCCACCGGCGGCGTGGAGACCATCCCATGGAACATGCAAGCGAGTTCCTCGACGAGGAAGAGGTGGCGCGAGTCACCGGCTTCCAGCTACCGAGCAAGCAAATCGCCTGGCTGGCCAACAATGGCTGGCAGTACACGCTCACCGGCGCCAGGCGACCAGTTGTAGGGCGGGTGTATGCCCGCCTGAAAATGGCCGGTGTGAAGCCCACGGCAACGAATGCCGCGGCGGAAACCTGGACTTTGGATCTATCGCGTGTGGGGTAACAGATGCGCAACAGAAAGGCATCGAACAAGGACCTGCCGCCCAGGATGCTGCGGCGGGTCCGAAAGATGAAGAGCGGGAAATTGTGGGTTGGGTACTACTACGACGGGAGGGATGCAGACGGGAAGCGGAGGGAGGTACCGCTGGGGACTGACCTCGCTGAGGCCAAGCTGGAATGGGCGCGACTGGAACACAAGGCCGCGCCGAAGGTGATGTCGACGATGGGCGAGCTGTTCAACCGGTACGAGCGGGACATTATCCCGACCAAGTCGCCGCGCACCCAGAAGGACAACATGTACGAGCTGGAGCGCCTGCGCAAAGCATTCGCCGAAGCCCCGATCGAGGCAATCACGCCGCCGGTTATTGCTCAGTACCGGGACGCACGAACTGCGAAAACACGGGCAAACCGGGAGATCGCCCTGCTGTCTCACGTGTTTACCATGTCCATGGAGTGGGGCTTCGCCGAACGCAACCCCTGCCTGGCAGTTCGTCGAAACAAGGAGAAGGTTCGCGACTTCTACGCTGCCGACGAGATCTGGGATGCCGTGTATGGCGAAGGTGACCAGGGACTCAAGGACGCTATGGACCTGGCCTACCTGGCCGGCCAGCGGCCTGCCGACACATTGAAGTTCAGCACCGTCGACCTCGACGAGGATTACCTGTGGGTCGACCAGAACAAGACCGACAAGAAGCTGCGGATTCGCCGGCACATCGATGGCGTTCTGACCGGGCTTGGCCTGTTCATCGAGGCGCTGCTCGAGCGGCGCAAGTTGCAGGGCGTCCGCAACTCGCGCCTCATCACTAACGACTCCGGCCTGCGCATGAGCTGGGAGATGCTGAGGAACCGCTTCAGCGAAGCGCGGGACAAGGCAGCGAGAAAGCTAACCGCCGACGGCAACACCGATCTGGCCGCCAAGGTTCGGCAGTTCCAATTCCGTGACATCCGACCAAAGGCAGCCTCGGAAATTGAGGACATCAGCCAAGCGAGCAGGCTGCTTGGCCACTCCAAGGAGGACATCACAAAGCGGGTGTACCGCCGTGTCGGTGAAGTCGTCAGCCCAACCAAGTAGCAGGCTGATGCGGAAACGATGCCTGATTATGCGGAAACGATCTGCTTTTCTCGGCACAAAGAAAAACCCCGCAGACCTAGATCTGCGGGGTTTCGAATGGTGGAGGCCGAGGTCGGAATCGAACCGGCGTAGACGGATTTGCAATCCG